GCCGGTGGTGTAGATGGTGCCGGTGGCCACGCCGTTCTTGGCGGCGCCGATGCCGAGATCATTGGCCAGGGTGAGGGCCACGCCGGGAGCGGCGGCGGCGATGCCGGAGGTGCCATTGACGATGGCCGTGAAATCCTGCGAAGCCACGAAATCGTAGAACACGTAGCCGGCCACGTAGCCGAGCGAGGCGAAGAAGATTTCCTTCAGCTTGGAATTCACCGAGCGCTCGGAGGTCTGGATGATGCCGCCCGTCTCCGCGTTGAGGAGAAAGAAGCAGTTCGCGAGGTTTACAAGATTGGGGTCGCCGGCGGCCATGGTGCGTGGGTGGGAGTCACGCGCTTCGGCGGTGTCAACGGGGGGCGGCGGGGCGCCGGATTGTTGGATTGCTGGATTATTGGATGGCTGGCAGAGCCGCCGGCGCGCTCCGCGGCCGCGCTTCCGGGGCCATCAATCCATCAATCCACCAATCCACCGCGCTTCCGCGCGCCCTCAGTTCTCGACCAGCTCGAACGCGACCGCGCGCACATCGATGGTGAGCGTGTGGAGGCGCAGATCGCCCTCGGCGCGGTGGGTGATGCCCTGGGGGACGGTGGCGCGCATGATGGCGATGCCGCGCGCTTCGCTGTGGAGCGCTTCTTTCAGGTTCGTGAGCTGGAAGAGGGTTTCCAGCGCGCCGTAGAGCGGGGCGATTTGATCCACCTTGCCCTTGGCCACTTTGGCGTTCACGCGGATGGTGAGCTCCAGCGAGAGGATGCGGATGGGCGCGTACTGGATGTGCCGGCCTTGATCGCGCGCGGTGGCGATGAAGCGGGGGGCTTTCTCGGCCTCGCTCTCCGGCGTGAGCTGGGCATCTTCATCGCGCTTTTTGAAGGCGAGCGCGGCGAGGGAGGCGCGCGCGGCTTCGCGATCGGCATCGCCCACGATGGGGGTTCCGAGGAAGTCCTGCAGGGACTTCATGAGGCGGAGAGCGAGTTCGTCGGCCATGGGGAGGGAAGCTGATGGGTGAGGGTTTGTCAGCGCTACTCATCCACCGAGCCGATGGTGAGGATGAGCTGAAGCGCGGACTCATCGTCGCCGCCGTCGATGTGTTTGATCTGCGCGGTGTCGCCGTTCACCAGGTCGCCATTCTGCGGGAAGACGCTTTCGGTGAAGGCGCTTTTGGCGACGGTGAGGTAGTAGCGCAGGCGCTTCACGTAGCCGCCGCCGTCGCTTTCCAGATCCAGCGAGCTGGGTTCATCGCGCCGCACGCACGGGTAATCGGCCCCGCTCCACTCGAACGTCTCGCCGTAGAGGGAGATCGCCGCGGCGATGTCCTGGGCCATTTCAGCGCGGAGATTCATTTATGATTTAGGATTTATCATTTAAGATTTGATCCTGCCTGCGGACGGGGAAAGGGAGCTAAGTGGAGCCTAAGTGGAGCGGTTCATTTCCCGCTCATTTCCAGCGTTTCAGGCCCAGCTTACGCTCGGGCGGGCGTGGCCTTTGAGCTTGCCGGGGATGATGCAGAAGGCCAGGAGATCGCGCGCCTTGGCCGGCGTGAGCAGGAGCTCCACGAGATTTTCCAGGCCGTTCTTGGGCGTGTAGGTGGTCTCGGGGATGAAGAGCTTTTTGAAGTGCTCGCCGGCGAGGCGGCGCGCTTCGGCCTCGCCATCGGGCGGGAGCTCGTAGGTATCGGGCGAGATGGCGCCCGCGCGGCCGGCGAGGACGCGGCAGGGGGGCTGCTCGCCGGCGGGATCGGCGTACGGGCCGGCGCCGAGGGTGAGGAGCTGCTCGTTTACCTTGGCGAGCTGCTCGTTCAGCGTCTTCAGCGCGTCATCGATCGGCTTCACGGCCGCGGCGCGCTCGGCGTTCTTCGCCTCGAGCTGTGCGAGGAGGGCGCGGCCCTCGGCCACGAGCGGGGAGGGAGTGGGGTCTTTGGCGGCCATGAAAGTTTGCGCTGCGCGTTTGGTGGTGTGGAAGCCGCCTGGAAGGCAGCGCTACCTACGGAAAGGGCTCTCCGCCGCGCCCCTGGGCTCTCGTGGGAAGAGTAGGAGGTTGAAAAGCCCCGTGGGCGCGGGCGGAGAAAGCTTTGATGCGGGCCGGCGGCCTTACTGATCGCCGGCGGGATCGGCCTCGCCTTTGGCCTTGGCGCTCCTTTTCGCAGCGGGGGCTTTCGCTTCCTCGAGACGGCCTTTGGCGGCGAGGTTGCGGAAGGTGATCTCATCGACTTCCACCACGTCGCCAATGGCGACGGGCAGGTTGTCGATGGTGGTTTTGGCGATGACTTTGGCGAGCATGAGGCGGCGGGGTTTGAGCGAGGGCGCGAGGGGCACGGCGGCGGGTTACGGCTGCACTTGCTTCTCGCCGATGATGGAGACGCCGAAGACGAAGCTGGGCGTGGTGCCGGCGAGGGTGCCGATGAATTTCAGGTACGCGCTGCAGGCGCGGGTATCCACGCTGATGGCCTGGTAGCTGCCGCCGGCCGCATTGGTGACGGTGGTGAAGGTGGCGCCCGTCACATCGGCATAGGAGCCGCCGCTGGTGGCGGAAGACTGGATCTTGCCGGCGAGCGTGTTGTCGGCATTGCCGGTGCCCAGCGCGGAGTGGAGGACGATGACCACCTGGCCCACGTAATCCTTCAGCGAGAAGGCGGTGCCGGTGAGCGTGGAGGTGCGGACCGCGCAGGTTTCCATCTGCGCGAAGGTGAGCTGGTTTTTCGGATCCATGAGGAAGAGGAGTGGGTGGCTGGTTGGTCGCTCGTTCGCCGCTTACTGGGCGGCGCTGTCGGTGGAGACGTTGAAGGCGAGCGGCTGGCGGACGAGGATGTCGCACAGCTCGTTGAAGGTGATTTCCACCTGGCCGCTCTTTTTGAGCGTGAAGGGATCGACGATCACCTCGAGGCCGCTCCAGGAGCCCATGATGAGCTGGCTCCAGCAACCGAAGAAGGACTGCGCGGCGCTGCCGACCTGCTTGGTGCGAAGGACCGGGTAGCCGTTCGCTTCCATGCTGTCGCCCGCGCCGTTGATGAGGTAATTCGCGCCGGCCACGGAATCCTTCAGCTTCGTCTTCCACTTGCCGACCGTGGTGACACCGAGAATGAACGCCATGGCGTCGATATCCGCGTTGTCGTCGGCGATGCCGGTTTCGTGCTCCACCACATCGGTCCACTCGGCCGCGCCGCCGTAGGTGACGGTGGCGTTGATGCCGGAGGTGTTCGCCAGGCCGAGGGGCTGGCCATTGGCGCCGCTGCCGAGGAGGGCCGCGCGGTCTTTCTCGATGAGGAGAACGCGGTTCGCATCGTTGCGGATGAAGGACTCAGCATCCATCGAGCTCTGCGCGATGAACTGCGTGGAATACTCTAATCTCGCCTAATCTTCCCTTGGCTCCGTTTACTCTGGAATCCTTTGTTCATGCCGCTTCCCGGTCGATTGGCCAAATGCCCCAATCTGCCCCTGAAAGCTCTATTGTGAGCTGTTTTTCAACAGAAGTTGGCAACGGTTGCCATTTCCGGCTTTAGACGGCCTGACTTGAGCGGAAGCGCGCGGCGCGCTGGTCGGGCATCTGAATCACCCGTGCCGTTGCTTCCGAGCTGGTTGCTTTTGCCGGAACAAGCCCACTGATTCGCTTCGTCTCCGCAACGTATTCCAAGTAGTTTCTCACCCGCTCCGGATCGTCCAAGGGCCAGCCGGCGCGCCGCCAAGTTTTCACTTCGCGAGAGGTGGCACCGTACATCTCGCGGTGCTGCCGCACGTTGAAAGTGTACTCGCCGTGGCGGAGGCGTTCCATTGCTTCGGGATCGTCAAGCGGCATGCCTCTCCGCATCCAGTTTTCAATGGACGCCACGCACCCCCCAAACAGCGCGAGATACTCGCGGGTGGTCTTCTGGTAGCCGTAAAGCCGGCGGTACCAGTTGGGCTTGAACTTCGGGTTTCCGAGAATGGCCTTGGTTTTGGCGAGGGTGCATTTTCGCAGGCTATTGCGGGCAGCCATGGCCGGGAGATCGGTGCCGGTGCCCGGCAGTACGTTCCAGTATTGCAAGGCCACGCTTTGCCGCACGAGCTGGCGGTAGAATTGGAAGATCAGGTTTGTGGTGGTGTGCCCCATTTCCAAGGCGAGCGCCGCCGCATCCTTGAACATTTCCAAGTGATAGCTGGCGAACGAGTGGCGCAGCGCGTTGTTCGGCCATTCCGTGAGGCCGGCCTTCTTCCAAAGCTCGATGAGCAAAGCGGGCGAATTATTGAGGCACACGCGCCCGCTCGGTTTGGCAAAAGGCTCAATCCAGGTGCGGAGGGCCGGTTGAATCTTGATGACGCGCCGCGTGGCCGTTTTCGACTTCGAGGCAAGGACTTCGATGAAGCCGTCTTCGAGATTGATTTCTTTCCAGTCGAGCCGTCGCAGCTCTGCGGCGCGCAGCCCGGCAAACGCGCCGATGGCGACGTAACACAGCATTTCCGCATCCGCGGCCTCCAAAAGCTTCCTCAGCTCTTCGGGCGAAAGGATGCCCGCGGCCTGCTCCTTGATCTTGTGGTACTCGATTCCCTCCATGGGGTTATCCGGCGTCCATTTCCGGCCCCGGCCCATGCACCATCCGAAAAACTCGAAAAGGATGCTCAAAGCATTGTTCACCGTCTTCGGAGCGAACGGCAGAGAATCGACGAAGGCTTGGCATTCCTCATGGGTGATGGCTTCCACCAATTTTTCTTCCCGGCCGGCAAGGAAGCGCCGCAAGTAGGTGCGGAGCTTCCAGACATACGTTTTCGAGAGGGGTACCTTCCGTTGCGCTTTGCGGGCGAGAAACTCGGCGATCGCATGGGAAAGGGGCACGCTGGCCTTGGAGCGCTCCAACGCGGCGATAAAATGGTCTGTGGCGGCCCGCAAATCCTTTCCGTGAGGGGTAAGGCGCGCTTGGCACTGTTCGGCCATGACCCGCAGCCACGAGGGGAAATTCAGGACTTCCCTGCCGCCGTTGAGCAGCTCTAGTTCCCGCTGGCGAGCCCACTCCTTCGCTTCGCCTTTGCTCGGAAAGAATTTGCGCTGCCTTTTGCCCTCGCTGTCCTTCCAATTCACTACGGCCCGAAGGCTTGGACGGCTCGAATGGTTGTAATCTCGTACCCCGTAGGCTGGCTTACTCATGGCGAAAACCCTCCCAGTTTAGACGGCGCGAACGGTGACTCGGGACAGGGCTGCATCCACATCCGCCCAGCGAAAGCGCATGCACTTGTAACCGAGTTTGATAACGGGGATGACCCGGCGTTTGATCATCTTTCGAACGCCCGCGACGGACAGGGAAAGTCTGTCGGCGAGTTGTTCGATGTTCATGAGTTTTTGGGGTTCTGGTGCGGCCATGCACCGAAAGGCGTGTCAACGAATGGGATAGATTCATGTGGGAAAGAGGAAGTGCCCGGCGGGAGGGTTTGGCTCCCGCCGGGCGGGTTGGGGCTAGGCGTGGGCGGCGCGCCGAAAGGTTTCTTCGGCGTGGAGCGATTGATGGAGCCGGGAGACGGTCCGCTGCGCTTCGGCCAACGTATCGGCGGCGAGGGTGGACTCGAAACGGGCGACCACGGCCACGAGCGAGGTTGCCAATTCGAGTTGCACGTGGGCACCGGCCGGGGCGGTGCTCTTCGCGCGGGCGGCGGGCGGATTGCCGATGAGTTCGGCGATCCAGCTCCATTGCTCGTCAGAGAGCGGTTCGCCCGCACGGTAAGCCCGCGCCAGCTCCTTTAGCTCCTCACGGGTGGCCTTGCGCGCGGTCGGGATCGGCGAGCCTTTGCGGGGCGTGCGGGCGCGTTGCAGCCCGTCTTCGATGAAGCTGGCGAGTAGCTCCTGTTCGGTGATGCCGGCGGCGTGGGCGCACCGTTGGAATTGCGCGGCCACGGCGCGCTTTACCCATGCCGTGAGCTGCACCTTGCCTTGCCGTTCCGCTTTGGGAACGAAAGCGGCGATGGCCTCCCGCATGAGCTTATTGAGCGGGCCGTCATTCACAAATTCCCGGTGATACCATGCGAGGGCTCCGCGCTCGGAAAGGCGCACGGTGCGAATGGAGATTTCCGAGAGTTCGTCGATCCTGTCTTGCGCGGCGCGGTTGGGAAAGGGGACGCTCCTTTCCCCCGTTTCCTCGAAATACATGCGGAGCGCCTGCTCCCAAGACCGCTTGGAATTGTGAAAGACCGCGTACCACTTCCCCGCCTTGTCGCGGTAGAGCGCGGTGGTTTGGTTTTCGTCGCCGGTTTCCTCTACCTTTTCGGCGGGGATGACGCGCCCTTCAAAGGCGATGTGATCATCTGGGAGGCGCATTTTAGCACGCCCCCTTTCCGACGATGATTTCGGGGGTGACGGCCCGCGCCGCCACGGAAAGCCGCGCGAGGCGCGGCGGGTTCTGACTTCTCATGGAAACAAAAAGTCCGCCCCCCGGAAGGGACTAACCTTGTCGCGCCAAGAATGACCATGGCGCTATCCAGGGGACGGACTTGTTTCTCTGTTTTCATTTTTTCGCCCCCTCGGTTCATTACGCCGAAAGGATGAGAATTGCGTTGCACCGTTAGTCCAGTGCGGGGCGAAATTACGCTTGCCGGGGAGCGGCGGCGAGCCTGAAATTTGCGCCCGTGAAACTGCTTTGCCTCTTGCTCGCGGTGCCGGGCCTGGCGCTCGCGCGGATCGGCGAGACGGCGGCGGAGCTGGATGCCCGCTACGGCAAGCCGGTTCGCACCTTCTCAGGTTCGTTCCCGGCGGCGGAGTTTGAAAAAAGGTCGTACGAAAGCGCCGGAATCAGCGTTGAGGCGTATATGTGGCAGGGGAAGTGCCACCGGGAAAATTACTCTCACACGAGCGTCTCCCCGCTTACGCCGGTGGAAGTAGATGCCCTGATGGCGGCGAACGCCGGGGGGCGAGTGTGGAAGCTCTCCTCAATTGATCGCCAAGGGAGAACTTGGGTGCTGGAAGACTTGGGCGCCTACCACATGACGCAACTTGGGGCGTTGGAAATCTACCGGCGCGGATTTCCAAAGGCCGATGAAAGCTTTTTCGCGATAGACAAGGCTTTGCAGGACGAGCGCGATAAGCCGCGCAGGGACGAGCTAAAGGGGTTTTGAGCGCGGCCCGGCGGTGTGGTCTTCGCTCACGAGTCCTCTATGACGCGCCCGGTAAGCTCCACCAATTTGATTTGGCCGGAAACGGCGAAGTAGGCGTTGAAGGTGGCGGTTTTCCCGCTGCCGCGCACGTTCAAGAAACGGCCCCAGGGGGTGGGTATTTCGTCGCCGGTCCCTTCCACGAGCCGCGCGCGGTCTTCGATGATGGCGGCCACAAGTTGCTTGAGCCATGCGCCCGTGACCCAAATCGGGCCGTCCCCCAATCCTGAAAGGAGCTGCTCTAGTTTCACGGCGTAGTTCCGTTGGGAAGCCCACCGCGAAGAACCTTCGTTTGCTCCATGATAACGGCCTTCAGCTCGTTCTTCATCTCTTGCAAAACTTTGAGCTGCTCTGCCGGGCCGCCCTTTCCGCTATCAGAAGTCTTTCGAGAGGCAATCTGATCGGGGTCGGGACGCTGATACAAGCTGGAGGAGCTGGAGACGCCACTCCCCTTTTCCTTTCCCCATCGGAGATCGCGCTTTTTCTGGAGATCGTCCCAGAGGTTGAAGTCTTGATCTTCGTCGCGGCCGGTGGGGTTGTACCACGGCCTTTTGAAAACATTGGATTGCACGGCCCTAGGCCCGGTGCCGGTAAGGTGCTGAGGGTGCAATCCTGGCCCTTTCGGGTCTTGCCCGACGTTTCCGGGCGGAATGTCCAAGCCGTTGCCGTTGTGCCGGCTGGTCGGATCGCCGCTGTGAAGGCCGGCGCCGCGAGGATCGCCGGAGCCGGCGGCGCGTGCGTGGGCGGCGTCAAAGCGCCGCTCGGTGCGGCGGCGTGAGCGCAGATCGTGCATGATGTCCGCTCGGGGCCGCCGGCGGCCATTCGGGAGAAGGAAAATTTGATCGTGCCGGGATTGCTCGCGCAGCGCGTGCTGTTTCTCCAGCTCGGCGGCGAGCTCGGGGCGGCCTTGGCGGCGGAGCTCTTCGGCCTGCGCCTTGGTTTGGTCTTCATCGCGGCGGCGCTCGGCGAGGTCCCCCCGGCCTTTGTTGTCGAGGCGCATGGCGGCGGTTTCATTTCCGCCCGCGTTCCTGGCTCGTTCGATTTGGATATTGCGGGCTTTCTCCTCTTCGGCGAGCTGGGTTTCCTTTTCCTGCTTCTCCGTCTGCGCGGCGTCCCGCGCCTGCATGAAAAGGGTCTGTTCGTGCTTCGTCTCGGGGGTGACTGCGCCGTTTTTGCTAAACTCGCGGGTGGCCTTGTTATTGACACGATCGAGCGCGCCTTGCGCGACTACCAGGTTGTCTTCGGCCTCCCGGCGTTGCACGGCCTGCCCGGCGGCGAATTTTTTGTTTTCCTCGGGGCCGAAACGGTCTTTCGCCAGCCCGGCGCGGAAGCCCAGCCCTTGCTGGCGCACGTTGTTGGCCTCCACTTCGCCCTTCCACATATCGCGCCGGGCAGCGGCTTCCAAGTTCGTGAGAGTGACGGCCTGCTCGGCGGCGGCCACGCGCACGCGGGCCTGTGCCTGCTCCTCTTTGGTGCGGCTCTTGGCGAGTTCCAGGCTTTTCCGGGCGAGGTCCAATTCCCGATTGGCGGCGAATTGCTCGCGGTCCATCGGGCCGCCCCGGAAGTCGGCGATTTCCTGGCGCGTATTCAGCTCGAGCTTGCTGGTGCGTTCGCGCACGTCGATTTCGCGGCGCTCAATATCGAAACGGGCGCGGATGTTGGCGAGGTCCTTCCGGGAAATTTGCTCCGCGCCGGCCTCGGCGATTTCGCGCTTTTCGGACATCTGCAATTCCAGGCGCTCGGCTTGGAAGGAGCTGCCGCGCGTGCGCTCGCGGGAAAAGGCGGTATCCTTGCGAATCCCTTCGCTCCGGTCGTTTTCCAGCTTTTGGCGAAGGCTGTTGGCGGTGCCTTCGCGCTGGCGGGATTTTGCGAGCTGCTCGTTGATGCTGTCGCCGCCGGTGAGGTTCAATTCACCTAAGCTCCGAAGGCCGGGGATGCTGAGGTGGTGCAAGCCTTCATCCAATCGCGCCGGACCCGGGCCGCCCGCGCCAAAGAAGTAGTCTCGATCTTTGCGGGTCTGGATGAGCCCGCCTTGGTGATCGGCCTCGGCGAGCCCGGCCTTGCGGAGATCTTCGATGCTGCCGCTCAAGCTGCCCCGGCCAGATCCGGCGTTCATGTAAGCCGCGCGGCCGCGCGTGCTGGCGAAAGATTCGTCCAGGCGATCGCTCGTGCGCTGAAGCTCTTTGGCTTCTTCGCGGTAGCGGTTCAAGATGCCGGTGGCCGCGCCGATGCCAGCCGCAACCGCGCCGCCGGTGGCGGCGCTAAAGCCCAGGTGCTGCAGCATGTTCACGCGGTTGACGTTTCCGCTGCTACCGGTGGCGGCATTGAGCAGATCGCCCGTCATGCGGGAATTGCCGGCGCGCCCGTCGTGGGCAGAGCGAAGACCCGCCATGCGGGCTTGGTGGGCTTTCTGGCGGGCCTCGGTGGCGGAGAGGGCCGCGGCCTCGATCCTTTGTTGCCGGGCGACGATTTTTTCAATGTCGTCGGCTCCGGCTTTCACGCCGGAGGTATCCCAGATTACATCCGTGCGTATTTCTTCAATGTCCATAGAGGGGCGGGTTACTTTTTGCGGAGGAAGCGTTGCGCGGCTTCGGCGGCCTTGCGGCGCACGTAAACCGCCATGTCAGCCGCGCGCACGATGAGGGCTACGCGGACGAAGTGGGAGCGGGCGTTGAGCTTTTCGACGCCGGGGGTTTTGTTCCAAAGGGTGACAATGGTTTTGCCGGGCTGGCGGGAAATGACCGCTCCGCCGCGCTCGTGGTCGATATTGCCGGAAGAGAGGCTCAGGGAGCCGCCGAGATCGGAGGAAGCGCCGAGCCAGCCGGAGGCGACAAAGAGCCTGGCCTTGTTTCGGACGGCGATGGCGTAAGCCTGCATCTGCGCGAGGGTGGGGCGGCGGGAGAGGCGTTCATCGCGCGCTTTCTGCGCGGCGGTGGTGGGGCGGCCTTTGCGGCGCTTGTCGCGGCGTTTCTCGGCGGCGGCGGCCCACCATTTGGCCAAGCCGCGCCCGATGCGCTCGCCGTGCTCGATGTGGCCTTTATCGTCGCGCTCCACCTTGCCGAAGAAGGCGGGGATGTGCCAGCCGCGCGATTTCACATCGGCCACAATTTCGGCCTTCGTGGGGGAGACGGCCACGGTTTGCTGGTAAAGCTCCACGGCGGTCTTGCGGCATTGATCCACGAACAGCTCGGCGGCGTTCGCGTCGGGGTGCGCTTCCGTGTACCACTTCGCGTATTGCTTGAAGTTGGCCATCCACGGCTTGCTGGAGCCGGGTTTGATCGTGATTCCGGGCATAAAAAAAGTTGGAAAAAGCGTGAAGGCCGGGGGCCACCAAGCCCCCGGCCTCAACCGCAGCGGAACGGGCAGTCAAGAACCCTGTTCCACCTCTCATTCAAGCCCCGAGGGCAGACAATCCCCCGAAGTTGTTAAAAAGTTTCAGCGGCGAGCCGCTTGTGGAAAAAATCGAGGGCCTCGGCGTAGGTGATGTCTTCCGGGGCCTTTTTGAGCTTCTTCGCCACCAGGCGTTGCGCCTTGAGAAAGCAGCTCGGCATGTTCGCGGGCTGCGCCGGCGGGCAAAGGGGCTCGTCATCGGGGACGGGCTCGGCAACGGTGGTCTGCCCAGGGCCTTTTCTGAAGGCAAGGTAAGATTCGGGCGGAACGTCTTCCACTTGCCCGGCCTTGGACCCGTGCAGCCAGCGGATTTTGAACGGTCCTTTTTCCGCCGCAAAGAGACTGGCATCCGAGAGCTTTCCGTCTGCCTCGTAGGAAATCGAAACGATGCCGCCCCGCTGCTGAATCATCAGCTTCTTCCAGTGGGTGAGAACGCGGCGCTTCGGATCGGGCCGCCAAGCCTGCACGTATTTCAGGTGAGTCTCGGCGATCGTTTTGTCGTAGGCGTAGGCGTCTTGATTTTCCCACGGGGGCACGGGCCGTTCTCCCGCTCGCAGGCGGAGCAATTCGTGTTGCACGCGGGCGTTGGCGGCGGCGCGCTGGTCTTCAAAAGCCTCCCGGTTTTCGGGGGCGACGGGGCGGACAAAGGTTCCGGGCTTCATGGTGGGGAGTGGGGTGGTTTTGAAATCGGTGGCAGCCGCCGATTTACTGGTTGGCGGTGTCGGTGGAGACGGTGAAGCTTTTGCCGCGCACGGGGCCGGCGTCGGCGTGGATTTCGATGAGCAGCTCGGTTTGAGCGGTCCTCTTCGCGCCGAAGGGGTCCGAAATTTCGATGACGCCCCAATTCACAATGAGCAGGTCGGAGAAGTCCCCCAGGATGACGAAATCGCCTGGAACGCTATTGGTCGCCCATGCGGGCTTGCCGATAGCGCGGTTGTCATCGTCCCACAGGAAGCCGCTGCCGGCGGTGTCGTTGTTCACCGTGTTGCGCCATTTCTCGCGCACCGCAGGGCTGGTGACCCATTGGGCGCTGGAATCGTCGGCGTTTTCGTCGCCGAGCTTCCGTTCCATCGCGGCGAGTTTGGCGCGGGTGGGAGCGCCGCCGAAAGTGTAGGATTGCACCGCGCCGCTGTTGAGCAGCCCGGTAGGCTCGTGGCCGCCCACGCCGGAAAAAATGCCGAGGTCGAGAGCCTGGCCGATGGCTCCGCGCAGATCGCGGGTGAGCATGGATTCGGCAATCGGCGCTTGGGCCAGAAGTTGGTTGGTAACCTTCATCCATGCGGCGCACCGCTTGGGGGTGAGTTTGAGCGCCTTCAGGCTGGCGGTGCTCTCCGGGCAAAGCTCACCCTCGGCGAGCCAGTAGCCTTGCGCGCCTACGTCAATGCTCGGAACGATGGCATTGGGACGCAGGGAGATCATTTCCGCGCCGAGCCGCATGGCGAGCGAGGCGGGCCGCAGAGCATCCGCGGCCATGGGCACGGCGCTTCCTACGGTAAACCCGCCAGCCGGGGCGCTGGTGACGTTCTGAGCCTTGAGCGTGGCACGCAGGGGGATGAGGAAGCCGGCGGGCTTGCTCGGCATGAGCTTCACCAACTCTTGATGGGTTTCCAACTCGAAGCCGGTGAGGTTGCCTTCGAGGATGCCTTTGAAGGCATTGGCGAGAGAATAGGGAGCGGTGGGCATGGGAGGGGGGCGGATTTCAGGCGTGAAAGGAATTAGGCAACGGGTTCCAAGCGGCCCTTCTTCTCCAGGTTGTCGAAGGTGTCTTTGTCCACCTCCAAGATACTGCCGACTTCGCGGGCCTCGCCGTAGATCGTCACCGGGGAAACCACGCGTGCCCGGTAGGTGTAGGCCGGGGGATTCGTGAGGGGTTCGACAACGGTTTTACGGGGCATGGGAAGGGCGGTTTTGGTGCGCTTCCGCGCCGCCGTGTCAACGGGCCGGGAAACCACGCCCGCCGGTTACCATTTGAGCTTGGCGGGGAGGTCGCGAAACTTCCCCAAAAGCTCGTTGATGAGTTCGAGGGAAAGCGTCTTGCCGCGGGCGGCCTTCAGCGTTGCGGCGATGCTTTGCGTGATTTGGTCGTTTTCGCGGATGGGAATGTCGATGGGGATGCGCGTCTTTGAAATCTCCTCCCCCCGTAGTTCGTTCAGGTGCGCCGCGCTGTCGGCTTGGCGGCGGCGCGCTTCGTCGAGGTTTCCGCTGGCGCTGTCGCGCGTGTAGATCGCGGCCAATGCAGCCGGGCTCTCGTAGAGTTTCGCTCCCTTTTCGCCGGCCTTGCTGGGGAGGTGGGCGATTCGGGGGATGATCGTCTTTCGGTCCTTCCCTGTGATAGAAGCGAGTTTGGCGATGGAAACGAGCATCCGGGCGCGAGGGTGTCAATTTCTCCCTAGGTGGAAAGCGGATCGCGTTCAGAAATCGCCTGTGTTAATGCTGTGTTTCGCGATTTGAAATCGTGCTGGTGAGGAGAACGGGCGGGGGCTGTATCTAACGTAAAACGGGGGGTTCGGTACCCGCTGGCCCCGTTTCCGCCCGGAAGGACCCGCGAGGGGGCGGGGGGGTGGGAGGGTGCGGAGGGGACCGGGCACCCTCCTTTGACACGTTCGGGCGGGCCGATGTTCCTGCCATTCTCCCCGCTCTTTGATCGCCACCCCATAGGGGCCGGCGTGGCCTCAGTCCTTGGCCTGTTGGGGGCCGATGTCCTGGCCTCGCTGAATGCCGCCGATGCGGTGCTCACGCTGGCCGTGCGGCTGGTGACTCTAGCCGTTGCGGTCGTTACCCTCGCCCACTCCCTGCGGAAGCTCCGCAAGGGTTAAGGGGCCGCGCTTTTCGCGCGGCCCCTCCCATTTTGCCAACGGTGTGGCAACGCTCTGGGCTCCTCTCCTTACGCCACTGAGTGGAATAGGGGATGGTGACGCCGAGCCGGTGCGGGGTGAGCTTCTTCTGGCCGAAGGTGAGCTCGCTATCGGTGAGCGCGCCCGTCTCCGCCACCCAGTAGGAGACGGAAGCGCCCGTCTGCACGGGGATGATGACGTCGCCCACGAGGCCGCCGAGCATGGTGGCGCCGGCTTTCATGACGGCGGTGCGGTTGCGGAGCAGCTCGATGGGCGGCAGGTAATCGTTCTGCACCATGAAGCCGCCGGCGGTCGCCGTGGTGACGTTCTGCGCTTTGAGGGCGCTCTGGAAGATGTCCTGCGCCACCACGAAGGTGCGCCCATCCAGCTTGCGGCCGGTGGCTTTGACCGCCGCATCATGGACCTCTTTTTCGAGGCCGGTGAGCTTGAAGCCGTCGCTGAATTCGCGCACCGCCTTCAGGAAGGAATAGCGGCCAAGCTCCTTTTGATCCATGCCGATGAGGCCGGCATTGAATTTGACCGGCTTGGCCTTCAGCACATCGGTGAGGATGTGTTTCTGGAAGTCGCCGGCGGACTTGCGATCGCGGATGAAGCTGCGAGCCGCATCCATGCAGTGGTATTGCTCACCCAGGGCGGTGATTTCCTCGATGGCCAGCTCGCGCGCCTTCACGGCGGTTTCGGTGCGGGCGTTCTGTTCGGCTTCGAGCTGTTCGGGGGTCTTTTCCATGACGGTGATTGAAGGGGTGGGTGCGGACTTGGTGGGCGCGGTGGGCGTGGCCTCTTTCGGCGTGTCAACGGGCGGCGCGGCGGGCGTGGGGGCGGGCGCGGCAAAGGCCTCGGCGAGCGCGGCGGCGATGGGCGCGGCGATTTCGGGGAGGGACTTCAGCGGGCGAATGGCGGGGAGGCGCTCATCCACCGGCGCCGGCGTGAAGGAGAATTCGATGGGGTGCCAGCGGGTGATTTCGCAGCCATCCGCGCCTTTGCGCACGAGGTGGGAGGCGCTGCCGCTGGACCATTTCAGCGCGCCCTTGGCGCACCAGTGGGCGAGGCGGGCTTGATCGGGATCGGAGAGATCGAGCGTGGTTTCGGCGAAGATGCCCGTCTCATCGCGCCGGGTGGTGGCGGGGCCGAATTCGATCTCCTGCAGGCGCTCCAGGCCTTTGATGGGCAGGCCGTGGTGGAAGAGGGTGGCCACGCCATCGCCATTCTTCGGGCCGAAGTTGGTGCGCGGAGTGAAGTATTCGCCCGAGGTATCCGGATCGCCGGGGCCGGAGAAGCGGATGGCGTAGGCGCCCACGGTCACGTGGCCATCCTGCGTGGCGATGCTCTTGATGGCCTCGGGCCCCTCGAAGGTGAGGGTGGATTGGACGGGGGAAAGTTCGAGGGCCATAGCGCTGGCCCGGGCGGTGTCAAAGCAGGCGCGCTAGGAGGCGGCTGGCTGGTAACGCAGGGGGGTGAGATCGAGCACCGGGAGGGAGCTGGTGATCTTGCCTTTCTCCGCTTTGGCCAGGTGATGATGGCCGTCGATGAGCTTGTCGTTGAGGAGCAGGATGGCCTTGTCTTTGCGCTCCAGCACTTCGGCGGCGGAGGAGGCGATGGTGCGCTTGGCCACGCGCCGGCGGGCGGTCTGGAGATTGTGCGGATCGGCCTTGGCGAGCAGCTCGGGCACCGTCATCTGGTAGCGGATGACTTTGGCCTCGGGCGCGGGCGAGGGGACGAATTCGGCGATGGTGCGCTGCGCGTGCTCGGGCAGCTCGGCAAAGGGCGTTTCGCCGAGAAAGGCGGATTTGATGGCGGGCTTCTTGGCGGCGGCGGGCGTCTTCTCGGGAGCGGGCGCAGGCTGGCCCGGAGCGCCATTCGGCTGCGGGGGGAGGAGCTCGGGCGGGAGGTTCTTTTTGGTGGCGATGTAGGCCGCTTCATCGTCGAGCTCGTCGATGATGTCCTCGAAGTCGTCGCTGGACATATCGGCGATCACGCGGCCGCGCGTGGTGAGCTTCATCTGGATGAGGAGCTGGGCCGTCTCGGCATCGCTCTTGGGATCCACCCACGGCCAGCGGCGGAACTTCAGCTCGAGCCGGTTCAGGCGCGGGAAATCGGTGGTGCGGAAGGGGAGCGCACCGGTGAGGAGCGCCATCTTCAGGAACGTCTCGAAGATGGGGGTGAAGGCATTGGAGCCAAACCACGCCTGGCCCATCTTGGAGCCTTCGCGCTGGTTTTGCAGGCCGGCGCGTATGCTGGAAAAGTTCACGCTCTCCAGGTCGCCGAAGAGGATGTTGTAGCAGTAGTTCACCGCCATCGCGACTTCCCGCTTCATCGATTTAAGAAAGTCGGGGAAGTGCTGATTAGGGTGCTTCGGATCGACGAAGTTCACCTTGTAGCCGGGCGGGAGCGCGGTGGCGCCGCCGGGCTGCATTTCATCGGTGAGCTTGCCATCGCGCTCTTCCCACTCCAGGGCGGTGCCATCGCTGGCGAACATATCGCGCTCGTAAAAGACGTGTTTGCAGGCTTCCTCGCGGGCGGCGGTGATCTCGGCTTCCTTGTAGCTCTCGATATGGTGGATGAGCTGCAGGGCGGGCGTGATCCACGGGACGGCGCGCGTCTCCTCGGCGCGTTTGGAGCGGGTGAGGTGGATGGCCTGCACGGCCTCGGGCCCATCCGGGCTGTAGTAGGGATCGGGCGGCTCGCCGAGGATGGGGATGCGCCGGCGCGTGCCCGTCTGCGTGACGCCATCGGTGCCGTAATCGCCGGGGTGGCGGGCGAAGACCCAGAGGGCGACTTTGCGGCCGAAGGCATTGAGCTCCACGCCCATCTGGATGCGGTGGCCATTGGGCAGGCGCTCCACGTTGTAGTAGTCATCCACGTAATCGCCTTCGATGAGCTGGAAGGCTACGCCCCAGCGATTTGGGTAGCCGAGATAGGCGAGGATGACGGCATCGCCATCGCGCGCGGCGGTGCGCAGGGCGAGCCGGCAGAGATCCTGCAGGGAGTGTTTGCCGGTGACGTCGCAATGGCCTTGCTTGCCGAATTCCTTGAATTCGCTTTCCACGAGGTAGCAGGCGTAGCGATCCAGCCCGCCGCCGGGGATGGCCGTCTCCTCGGGCGCGAGCTGGTGAGCGGTGCGGACCACGGCGGCCTTCATGGCGCAGTGGTGGGCTTCCTGGCGGAAGGCGAGGCGGCGCTTGGCGGCGAGGCCGCGGTAAGTGGCCACGCCTTCGTTCAGCGCCTTGTAAAAGGCGTGCTCGGCCGGCGGGATGACGCGATCGCCGCCTTCATCCTGAATCTTCAAATGAACGCCGATGCCTTTGGAGCCGATGATATCGACTTCCAGGCAATCCAGGTACGCATTGTGGATGCCGCCGTTCCGCTCCAGATCGCGGGCGCGGGCGCGGAGCTGGCGGAGGCTCCAGCGGGTGGCGGCATCGGCGCTGAGGATGGCGATGGGCCAGTCTTCGGTGAGCCGGGAGACGAGGCTCGCGGAGTAGGCGCTGGTGCTCTTGATGGCCGGCGGGGCGCTGGGGACGATCTGCGTGGCGAGGGCTTTGACGGCCTGAGCTTGCCCGGTGATGTGGACGCGGCCGCCGCCGATGGGGCGGAAGACGCGGGAATCCGGAGCGACGGCGCGAACGATTTTCATGGGCGCTTTAGCGGACCGGGGTGAACCGGGTGTAGATGGTGCGGCGATTGCCGAGGCCGGCGGCGATGGAGGCGCGGTTTTGCTCGGCCTCCACCTTGGCCTGATAGACCTTTTGCAGATCGATCAGGTCTTTGAGCGGGATGCGCTGGAGCTCCTGGCCGTCGATGTTCGTGGTTTCGAGGCCGTTGGGGACGCGGTTCTCGATGGCCGCTTCGAGGAGGGCGAGGGTGCGGGAGGCGTGGCTGGTGCCGAGGGCGGCGAGGGGGCTGGGGAGAAGGGTGACGGTGCCGCGGGCCACGATGTGGCGCTCGCTGCCTTGCTCCACGTAGCTCGTCCACAGATAGACGCCGGGGGTGGTGTAGGCGGCGGTGGTGGCGGCCGGGATGGCGAGGGCGAAGTCATCGCCCGCGGCGGTGGCGGTGAGGGCGAGGCGTTCGGCGCCGCGCTGGAGGGCGTATTTCAGCGTCCACGTGCTCGCAGGATAATCGGGCAGGGAGAGCGTCCAGCCCCACGTTTCGCCCAGGGTGAGGGTTTCGGGGATGCTGGTGGGGAGCGCTGGCATGCGCTCGCGGGCGGGGTGTCAAAGGGAGCGCGCGGGCGTGCGCGTTGATAGGTGAGGGTTGATAGTTGAGGGATGCCGGCTTGTTCTTTCCCTTCAATCGCCACCATGATCTGCCCCTCATGCCGCGTGTTCCCTCTCCCAAAAGCGCTCCCGGCGCGGTGACCGTCATCGCCAAGGTGCAGAATAAGGCCGTTCAATGGCTCTTTTGGCCCACCTATGGCTACGTGCGCGGCGGAGAAATTGCCCGCCCACCCGATCGGGAGACGATGGATGTGGTAGAGGTCGAAACCGGAGAGTTGATGTCCAACCTTCCTTGCACCGGGCTCAAAATCCGGCCAGGAGATGTCGTCTTCCTGACGATCGAACGCGTTCCGCCAGCGGTTGCGGCTAAAGGATCAAAGGCAAATCGCGTTGTGGATGGAAAAACGCGAGCGGTGATACGCAAACGGGGGTGACTACTTCGCCGGGCGGAGGCGGGCGGCGCGGCGGATGAAGTCTTTGAGGCGGTCGCGTTCTTCGAGGGCGCGATCGGCGATTTCGACGGCTTCGAGGAGGAGGGCGAGGAGCTGGCGGTTGCGGGCTTTGTGGGCGGCGAGCTGCACGCGCAAGGGATGGAGCGGGGGCGAGAGCTGGGGGAGCAGCGGGATCTCGGTGCGGAGCAGGCCGCGGAGCGGGCGGGCGTGCTTGGGCGCGGAGGGTGCGGCGCGTTTCATGCGGCGGTGATTTGCTCGAGGATGAAATCGCGGCCGAGGAGGGCGCCCATGCGCTTGACGACGGGGGCGAGCTCGCGCTGGAGCGTTTCTTGATCGGGCACGGTGGCGAGGCCGATTTGCACGCGGCGATCCCAGGCGGTGAAGTTGTTCACGAAGGTGAGGGGGGTGAAGGCGGGGCCGATCTTTTTATTGCCTTCGAGCTGGGGGCGTTCTTTGGCGGGGATGTAGTACCAGAGGAATTGGCGGATGCTCTCGGCCGTCAAATCGGTGGCTGCCGCCGATTTGGGATCGTTGGCCCGAAAGAGGGCCATGCAGTTGGTGACGACGCGGGGTTTGATGCCGGGCAGATGGCTGCCGAGCCAGTGGAGCCACCCGCCGTGGCCGATGTCTTCCTTCAGGGCGCAGAGTTTGCCGCCGAGGTGGAAGGATTCGATGAGGAGGATTTCGCGGCTCTGGAGGAGGGCTTCTTCGGCGGCGACTTTGAGCTGCCAGTGGGTGAGCGCTTCGCTGAGGAGCTGCTCGCGGGTGGGGAGGGCGGGGGTGAGGTCGCTCATCGCTCGAAAGATTTGTAGCTCACGGTGGCGGTGGTGAGCATGGCCACGAGGAGAAACCATGGCCAACTCGCCTTATCATGGGAGGCGAGGATGCCGGCGGCGATGACGCTGGCCAGGCTGGTGGCATTGGCGAAGAGGGTGGCGAGTGAGTTCATTTTTTCAGGCGGCGCTGAGCTGGGCTTGGCGGCAGAGGAGGCGGGTGACATCGGCCCGCATGATGAGGGCTTTGAGGCCATCGAAGGTATCGCGCAGGCAGTTGGCGGGTTTATTGAGGGCCTGGCGGGTTTTGCCGGTGGCTTCGCCGAGCTGGGCGAGGGTGGCGGCATCGATGAGATCGGGCCGGAGCTGGTAGGCGACGAGCTGGAGGCGTTCGCCGAGGCCATCGAGCGTGCTGGTGCGGCGCATCCATTCCAGGAGGCGGGCGTAGATGGCGCCGGTGGCCTGGAGGCGCTGGACGGTCTCGCGCAGGCAGCCGAGGCCGAAGCTTTGGAGGAGGGATTTGGCGAGGGCGGGCTCGAGCTGCAGGGAGCCGGCGAGATCCAGCCGCATGGTGACGATGAGGGTGGCGCTGCGCTCGCCGAGGGCGACGAGGGGATGCGCGGCGGGTGGAGGGTTGCTCAAATCGGTGGCTGCCGCCGATTTGGAGGGGGTGGCTGGGGCGAGGGCCCAGCGGAGGGCTTGCTCGAAGGTTTCGGAGGCCTGGCGGATCTGGTGGGCGCTGAGGTTTTCGAGATCGACGGAGAGGGTTTGGGGTTCCAGCTCATCGAGGATGGGGCTTTTTTCGGAGACGATGGGGCGGGCGGTGCCGTGGCCCTGGCGGTGGCCGAGGATGAGGGCTTCGGGGATGGGCTCGGCTTCGGCGTGATCGAGCGCGTCTTCGCTTTGGGCGGAGCCGAAGGCGGGGCGATCTTCGGCGATGGGGCGGGTGAGCTTGTGCTTGCGGGCAAAGGCGAGCTCTTCGGCGGTGAGGGTGGCGAGCCAGGCGCGCCAGGCTTTGCGATCGCGGTACTCGGCATTCTGCGCGCGGCGGCGGGCTTCGCGCTCGGCCGGGCTGTGGCCTTGGCCGGGAGCGCGGCGCATTTGGCCGCCGCTGTGGATGACGCGGCCGTACTCTTTGCGGCGCCGAGGATGTGTGCCGTGATCTTCGGGGACGGAGAAGCCGGTGATGTTGGAAGCGGCGAGGGCGGAGGCGCCGGCCATGATGACACCGATGGAGTTTTTACGCATAGGCAGGGGCGGGAAGCGGTGCCTAGTCAATCACGGTTCGCGGAAACTGGTGTGTGGCAAGATGTGGCATTATGTGGCACGGGCCTGCTCGGCTTGCTGGACCTGGAGGGCGGCGGCGAGGAGGGTTTCGCGGATCTCGCGCGGGTGATGGAGGAAGGTGCGGACGGGGATGCCGAGGCGCTTGGCGGCATCGCGCTGCTCGAGCCACCACGCCAGCTTGTTTTCGCCGATGCGGCCGGCGATGATGGGGAGCCCCTCGCGTTCGCGCCGCCAGAGGGTGGAGCGGTTCCAGCCGAAGATGCGCAGAATGTCTTTCCGCGAGAGGAGGTTTTCCACGGGGTGCGCGGGACTTTAGCATACTGAGCAAGTCGGCTTTCGCATCGCTAACTTTCCCGAAGGCCCGCGAGGAGGCCGGGGCGCTGCGCGCGGGGCGGGTGCCCCGGTGGAGATCGTCCCGGGCCTGCTCAGGGGTTCGGTGACCGCGGGGGCTGGCCTGTCAAAGAGCGCTACGGGGCTCGGTTTGGCTCACTTTTTCCAGCCGCCGACGAAGCCGCCTCGGCCGGGGCGCTGGGTGGTCTGCACGAAGCGGCGCGGGGGGTGAGGTTGCCCGGGCGTGGGCGCGGGGGATTCGGAGGCGGGCTGAGAGGAGGGGTGAGGTTTGCCGGAGGCGGGCTGGGTGAGGTTGGCTTTGAGCTTGGCGTAGAAGTCGCTTTCTCGTTTGCCGTTGCGGGCGAGGCGCTCGGCGGCGAGGGCGTACACTTCGCCATCGATGGCTTCGTTGCGGTCGCCTTCTTCTTTGAAGAAGAAGCGGTAGAATTCGCCATCGTTGGCCCGGCGCATTTCGCTGTTTTCGATGGTGAGCTGTTTGAAGTAGGCTTCATCGAAGAGGCCGATGGCGGGGTAGTGTTTGTAGCCGGTGGCGGTGGGATGAGGCAAATCGAGCCGCTGGTAGAGGATGTCTTTGGCTTTGTGGGTGCCGAGCTCGTACACCTTCACCGGGGGCTTGCCTTCGCGTTTGGGGCGGCCGGTGATGGGTTTGTTCAACTGGGTGGAGCCGCGGGAGGCGAAGATCTGGCGCCGGGCGAGGCGGCGGGTGAAGGCTTTGGTTTCATCCGGCTTGTAGTTGCAATCGATGAGGCCGGCGGCGATCCGGAGGTAGTGGCCGCTGGGGTGCTTCCAGGCGGCTTGCTCGAGGCGTTTATCGATTTGCTCCCAAAAGGCGGGGTCGAGGGGTGAGCCGGTGACTTTCCAGTGATCGATGCCCCAGGACTGTGATTTTTCGCCCCAGCCGAGGATGAAGAATTCGCCGCGGTCTTTTTGAATGTCGCCGCCGAGGGTGAGGAGGAGGACGCCTTCGGGGAGGACTTCGCGGGGATCGTACTTTTCGCGGCGGTTGTAGAGGGCGGTGTGCTCGGGTTTTTTATCGAGATCGCGCTCGTAGGTCTCGGCATCGCAGGTATTGACCAGGACCATGCGGGCGTGCTCGGGGTTATCGGCGCGCTCGGCATCGATGACTTGCTGGGCGAGCTCGTGGAGGTAGCCGCCGGGGTACTTTTGGAGGTAGGCGGGGTCTTCGAAGTTGTGGGGCCAGAGGAGGGAGCCGGCGTGGAAGCCGGCCTTTCCGGTGAAGGGGCGGGTGGCGCGCCAGAAGCCGGCGCGGGCCATGTGGTGGCGCTGGGAATCGGTGAGGAGGCCGCGGCAGCGGGGGCACTCCAGGCGGGCTTCGTGGGGGCGCTCGGGATCGAACCGGAGCTGGCTGGGGCGGTGGAGGACGAAGGGCTCGCCGCCGCAGAGGGGGCAGGTGACGAACCAATGGCGATCGTCGCTTTCGAGGCGCTTGGCTTCGATGCGGGACTGGCGTTTGATCTTGGGGTAGGAGCAATAGACTTCGATGCGATCGGCAAACTCGCTGGCGCGCTTTTTGAAGATGGCGAGGATATCGCCTTCGCCGGCGGAGGTGGTCTCGATGGCGTCGATTTCATCCGCGTAGAGGAAGCGGGCTTTGACGCGGCGGACGCGGCCGGGGGCGTTCGCGCCGAGGATCTGGATGGAGCCGCCGGGGAATTGCTTGTGGAGGAGGGTGGAGTTTCGGCGGCGGCGGCCGGATTCATTCGGGATCAGCTCGAGGAGCTCGGGGGTGGGGCCGATGAGGGCGCCCATGAAGTCGTCCTTTGACCAGAGCTTGCCGTCGCCTTCGACGGGCCACATGACGCCGATGCGGCAGGGGCGTTCGTGGATGAGGTAGCCGAGGGCGTTGAGCACGACTTCGCTTTTGCCGCCGCGGGAGAAGAGCTGGAAGACGACTTCCTGATTTCGCGGCTCGAAGAGGGCGGCGTACATTTCGCGCTGGTAGGGCGCGTACTCGAAGGAGAAGGGGCGGGTGGCGCCGTGATCATCGGGCAGGCGGCGGATTTGCTCGGCCCAGGCGAAGGGGTCGCGGATGGTCCAGGGGGCGAAGTTGCGCTGGAGGGTGGCGGCGAGGGCGAGGCGATAGGCGGCGAGGGAGAGGGGGTCTTCGAGGGCCGCGCGTGGGGGCGGGGCTACCATTTGAGCTTGGCGGGGAGGTCGCGGAATTTGGCGAGGAGGGAGTTGATGAGCTCGAGGGTGAGGGGTTTGCCGCGGGCGGCTTTGAGGATGGCGGCGACGGCCTGGGTGAGGCGGTCGTTTTCGCCGATGGGGATCTCGATGGGGATGCGGGTGCGCTGGGCTTCTTCGCGGCGGACGCGGGTGAGGGCGGCTTGCTCGAGGGCTTGTTCGGTGCGCGCCTGGTCGAGCGATTTGCCGGAGGAATCCGCGCCGTAGATGGCGGCTAGGGCGAGGGCGGACTCGAAGAGGTGGGCGCCTTTGGGGCCGGGCTCGAAGGGGAGATCGGCGAGGCGCGCGGTGATGGTGCGGCGGTCCTTGCCGGTGAGGTCGGCGAGCTCGTTGATGGATTTCAGCACGCGATGGCGCGCGGTGTCACCGAAGCGTCTTGCTGTGGAGCAGGTAACCCCCCTGCATCTACGCAAAAAATGGGGGTTCGGAACCCCCTGGGCGATTTTCCTTCAGGAAGGACCCGTGAGGGGTGGGCTGGGTCGGGGCACTTCGGCGGCATCCATGCCCAAGACACAAGGGAAGGGGGTAGCGGAAAGTAGCAACTTTCGCTCACTCAAACCGCTACATTGAAGATGCTGACGGTGGCCTATTCCCGAAGATTCAGAGACACCAGTGTGAATGTTAGCTTTTAAGGGATGCGTGATCTATGCCGGCGGCGGGACTCGAACCCGCACTGAGCCCTGTGTGTTGGGCGCTTCCTCCCAATAGTAGCGCTTTCGTAGCAGTTTTTACCCGTTCGCCTCAAACTCCAGCGGCATCACGTTCCCGAACTTCCAGTCAGACGGGAAAATCCCGAAGTACGCCTTCCCCTCCGCCTCGTCCTTCGGATCGTTGTAGTCCTCGCGCACCTTGGCCGGCGAATTGCCCATTTCAATCGCCACCTGGTCGTAATTGCTCGTCACCGCCAAGCGATGGCTGCCAAACGAATGGCGCAAGGCGTTCTGCTTCCACTTCAGCCCCGTTTTCTTCACGATCGATTCGATCTCGGCCCCGTGCGAATCCTCGATCGTCCGCCAGCTCTCATGCGGAAAAACCGGCCCCACCTTGTCTTTGAACGGCGCCAGAAACGCGATCAGGTTGTCCGCCATCGGCACCAGCCGGCTCGTCCTCACCTTCCGCGCCACCTTCCGCTGCACCGCGATCACCTTGCGCTCCCACTTGATCGCCCCCCACGTCAGCCGGAAAATCTCCGAAGTTCGCAGCCCCGCAAACGCCCCCAGCACCAGCCACGGCAGCCAGCGCCACGAGACCGCCTCCAGCATCACCTGGATCTCCGCCGGGCTCCATGTCGTCACATCCTTCTCCGGCTTCAGCTTCTCCACCTTCTCCGCCTCCGTCTGCTTGTCTTCGGGCAGATACCCCTCCGCCTTCGCGAAATTGAACAGCCGCACGATTCCGTCCCTCACATTATCGCGGCGCCGCGGCCCCACCGGCCGCACCTCCCCGCCCTTCCCCGCCCGCGTCTTCAGCTCCCGCAAATACGCCCTCACCGCCTGTTGCGTCACCGGCTCCAGCCGCGGATGCACCGCCACAAACGCCTGGAGATCATTCTTCAGCCCCTTCCGGTATTTGTCGGAACGCGGCCGCACATCCCGCTCCAGCGTCACCAGTAGTTGCGCCACCAGCTCGCGCGCCGCCGGCATCGTCGCCCCTCTCGGGTTTCGGCTCGCATAAAAGCGGCCCAGCTCCGCGATCGAGACCCCTTTGGTCAGCGCCCACGCCTCCGCCACCTCGCGTGCCACCGTATCCAGGTGCAGCCCCGTGGGTCGCAGCGCCGCCAGCGCACTCGCCGCCATGCGCCGGTCATCCGCCGTCAGATCCTGCGCCGCCGTCTCCGCATTCAAAATCTTCCGCGCCACCTCCTCCGCCGCCAGGCGCAGCTTCTCCAGCGAAACGCGTGGCACCATCACCCGCTTTCCCGCCGCGCCCTGGTAGCAAAACGCCAGCCGCCCATCGCCCAGGTGCAGCACCTTGAACGCCAGCGTGCCAAACTTCAGCTCCTTCGGGATGCGCTCGCTCATGCGTACATTCGCTCCGGGATGTTCTGCGTTGAAACGTGGCGGTTCAGAATCTCGCCCAGTTGCCTTTTCCCGATTGAACGCCAATTTGGGACGTGCTGATTCAGCGCCACCGTGAGAATTCTAAGGTTGGCAATGCTCACGTTGCCGAGGCAGCACACTTCGAGGGTATCGGGATGTAAAAGCCGGTCATTGAGCATCATCATGTCCAAAATGTCGTCTGGACCGCCGGCCCTTTTCCGCTTTCGGTTTCGCTCCTTCTCCTGGTCGCGCTCCCATTGCAATGAACGGATTTCATATCGTGCCTCTTCGTACGTCAGCCCACGAGGATTGCCTCCCAGCTCGAAAATACGGGCCGCCTGTGCTTCACTGTGAGGCCGTGAATTGTATTGTTTGAGGCGGTCTGGATCGACCAGAGCGAATGCGTCGATGAGCGCTGCCGCCTTAGCCTTGCTGAGTCCATTCTCACTGAAGGGAATGTCGAAGTAATGTAGCCTCTCCAGTTGAGCCTCAGTAGGCGGATCGGAGAGCCACGAGCCGTAGTAAGGACGGAGGAAACCCGAAGCAATCTGGGAACTGCGGGTACTCGTCTTCATCAACATCGGGAAATCGCACATCCTCAGCCATTCCTGCGATCCGACCGCGCACGCGAACCAATCCGTCTTCATCACCCCGCACGCGAGCCACGCCCGCAAGTCATCCAGCTCATGAGGCCCCACCGATTCCCCCTCACGCACGCATACAAAATATTTCGCCATTCAGAAACCAGTGGCAGGCTTGAGGCACTCGCGTTCAAATTCAACGGTCTCAATCCTCAAAATATCTGAGCCGTCATAGCAATGGAAATGCCTTGCCGTAGCCATCCCATCCGCTCGGCGGTAGATGTTCACCGGGGACGAAATTCCAAACTCGTCTGGCCTGGATTCGAAAGCTGATCCTTTCGCGTCGATTGTCCAAGCTTGGCCATCGGAATTGGCTTTCATCATTTCCGAAAGCATTCCCAGCGACATGCCACCACTGAACGTGATCGAGGCCGCCCGGCCGTTGAGAAAGTTGATCCTAACTTCGATGTCCTTGATCTGGTACCAAAACGAATCGAAGCCATGGGGTCCTTTTGTTACCTTCTGAATGGAGCCATACCTCACGGCTGCCTGATCTTGATTCTCACCGATCCTGGCGCGGGCCGATGAGACGAGCGCCAACACAAAGAATAAAGGCAACCAATTCTGTATTTTCATCGTGAAACTTTACAGGGGCTTTTAGCGAAGATAAGGGGCAATGTCGATGACGTTTGCATAGGTTCCCTCTACTCCTTTTTCCCGCCACGAGCGGACTTCGGTTCATCCTCCGCCACCCGTAGGGAGTCCTCCATTCCGTAGCGGCCCGTACCCGCATCGAGCACCTCGGCCACGCGATAATTGATTCTGCGGAGCCGGACAAGGCCGATCTCCGTACACAGCCGGATGATGTCCACAGCCGAATAGCCTGGCATCAGCTCCGCCGCCTCCTTGATTTGGGCGAGGAGCTGCTTCGTGAATCTCACTGGAATCGGCTTCGTGGGATTGCCGGTCGGTCGGGCCATGGGAGGGGAGATTGAGTGAATCTCAAAAATATACAACAAAATTGTTGCATGGGTTGTCTATTATCGGTATACAACTCTCATGCCGAAGAAAACCAGTCAGCTTCTCGGGCCGGCCATCCCGGTCCGGTTCCACCCGGAAGTGGTCGAGCACATCAAGGAGGCCGCGGAGAAAACCCGCCTCTCCGATGCCGATACCATCCGCAAAGCCACCGAGATGGGCCTGCCGCTCCTGCTCGAGGCTCTCGGGTTCAAGTCGCCCCGCGCACGCCGCACGGCGAAAGCCGCCTGAGCCCTCCCGCTCACCATGCGCGCCTTTCTCTTTTCCCTCACCGCGCTGGCCATCGCCGATGCGTTCATTCTCAAAGGGCTCCCGGCCAGCGTGGGCGGATGGGTCTTGATCGTCATCAGCCTGTGGCTCGCCTGCCTCCTCGTGGGCCTCGCCTTCCTCTCGCGCATTCGCCCTTCCGATGAGCGCGGCTCCCGCCGCTTCCCGCGCCGCTAACCCGCATCACCATGCGCCTGAACTTCCGCCACCTCTTAGCGATGCACGCGAGCACCATTGGCTTCTTGCTCCTGCGCCCTTCCATCCTCGTCGCCATCGCGGCCTTTGCCGGGCTGTCCAGCTTCACGGCGGCCATTCTCCCCATGCTCCCCGCCGGCGCGCCCCGCTGCATCTTCCTCCTCGCGGCCTTCTGTCTGGCCCTCCTGATCGGCGCGTTCTTCTGCCTCTCCCGCGTGCGTCCGTACGATCTCCGCGGCTCCCGCCGCTTCCCGCGCCGCTAACCCGTATGAGCGTAAAATTCAGCCACGTCCTAGCGATCTACGCGATCACCATCGGCTTCGTGCTTTACCCCGCCCACGACACCGGTGTCTTGGCGCGGATTTCCACCCTGCTCATTTCCTGTGGCCTCGGTTGGATCACGGGCGCTGTTACCGCCCAGTGGTGGGTTGATCGCCAAAATCAGTAACCCGCACCCCGCCGCGCCCATGGTCATTCTCTTCTCTGCGGTGCTGCTATGGCTTTCGTGTGCCGGGCGCGTTCGTCCGGTCGATGATCTCCCGGTAATGCCGGCGCTCTTCGCTGCGCTTGACGATCACGCTGGTGAGGACCGCGCCCGAGACGCCGGCCAGCGAGCCGATGATCGCGCCGAGGAAGCTGCTCAGAGTCGGGTCGAGTGGCATTCGGTCATCGGGGGGTTGCTAGGCTACTTCCTCGGCTTCGTGGGCTCCATGCTATTGGTCGCCTGGTATTTCGAGAAGCGCGAAAGGGGGGCTTGGTAGCCATGGAGATCACCGAGCAGCACATCATCGAGGGCCTGGCCCTGGGCGCCGAGCGGTTCTTCGCCGCCGTCTTCAGCGCGCCGGAGGATCGGGCCGCGCTCATCCAGGCCGTGGCCGAGGCGAAGACGGAAGTGATGGATACCGAGCAAGCCGCCGCCTTCCTCGGCTTCAAAGCCGCGCGCACCCTCGCCGAAAACCATGTGGGGTGGGGCATCGATCGCTCCACCGCCCTCGGCCCCACCGAGCCGCGCTACCTCCGCAGCCAGTTGCTCGAGGCGCTCAAAGCGCGCCGCATCAAAGGCCGCGCCAAGGCCGCCACCGCCGGCCAGCCCCACGTGCTCCCCGCCCCCTCGGCCCCGCCGCCGAAGCGACCCCAAGCCGCCGCCTGAACCCGCGCCCCCGCGCCCCATCAAAGACACACCCATGCCCATTTCCAGCCCTCCTCCCCGCAAAGCCAAAGTCGAAGTGAATTGGAAGCTGAGCCGCGAGGCTCGCTGCCTCTTCACCATCGTCACCACCTCCGGCGTCAAAATCGAAGCCCACGTGGAGCGGCCAAAAGAACTTCAGTGCATCACCGATGCCATGAACTTCGTCAAAGCCGGCATCGAAAACATCGCTCCCGAGGATGAGGCGAAAGAGCTGTGGGTGGAATTGCTCAACGCCCTCGAACGCGCCCAGCGCGATCACCGCACGGGAGCAACCGCATGAACCCTCCACCCGCCCCCGCCAAATTCACCCTCGGCCACCTCGAGCGCATGGCTGAACAGTTCACGGATTTCCTCGAGGACGATCTCCATTCCATCGCCCGCAATCGCGGCCGGATCAGCGGGCACGGCTATGCCGAGCACCGTCTCATCGAGCAAGCGAGCGATGAAGAGATCGCCTGCCACCTCTTCGGCCTGCGCTCCCTCGCCACCAGCCTGGCCGATTGGCTGGAGGGGACCATGCCCGCTTCCTTTGAAGGCCACGAAGACCCCTTCAAAGACGCTCACGCCGCCCTCCGCCGCCATGGCTTCACCTACGATCAGCTCGATGCCCTCTTCGCCGGCGTGCATGGCGAATGCCTGCACCGGCGCCATCCGCAAAAGCCCGCCTTCCCCGGCCGCCTGCGCAAGCTGAATGAGACCATCGCCCGCATCCGCGCCTTTCGCGTGGCGCTGAACGATGCCGAGCATTCCAGCGATGCCGCCGCCGATCTCGGCTACACCTGGCACACCAGCGGCGCTCACGAGCAGGTTTTCAAGCTCCTCCTCAAGCTGGAATGGGCCGACCTGGACGACGCCCAGCGCGCCGCCTGGAAGCGCTGCAAGCTGGAAGAGCGCGCCCTCGGCAGCCTCATCACCGCCGTGCGCGAGCGCGCCTACCAGCGGCGCCAGCGCGAGTACCAGGCGCGCGAACAAAAGTTCCGCGAATCCCTCGCCAAACCTTCCGGCGAAAGGAGCGCCGCCGCATGAACCCACCGACCCTCAGCCCTTCGCCCCTCGCCCGGCCGAGCTTCGATTTGAGCGAGCGTTCGCGCGCCCTCGCCGCCAGCGAAGTGCGGCTCTGGAACGAGCAATTCCCGCCCGGCACCCTCATCACCTACCGGCCCGCCATGCCCGGCGAGGCGATCCTCGAGAGCCACACGCGCACCGTCGCCTTCCTCTGCCACGGCCACACCGCCGTGGTCGTCATCGAAGGCCACCTCGGCGGCGTCCTCCTCTCCCGCGTCACCGTGCGGAAGGAAAGCGAGGCGGCGCAATGAAGATCACCGTCGCCGTCACCGTCACCGCTGGGCACATCGCGGCCGGGCGCCAGTATTTGCCGAACTGTTGCCCGCTGGCCCTGGCCATCCGAGCCGCCTATCCCGGCGCCAAAGACTTCAGCCTCTCCGTGGGGGTGGATGAAGTCACGATCTACAGCGCCGACTCCACCGAGAGCGGCACCCTGCCCGCTTCCGCCATGGAATTCATCCAGCGCTTCGATGGCCAATTCTCCCGCACCGAGCCCTTCGCCTTCGAGCTGGAGCTGAAGGAACGCTCATACGTTCCGTTCCGTTAAGGACTCAACCCTCAACTTTCAACTCTCAACCCTCCTGCCAATGAGCCTCACCACCCTGCCCATGATCTCCATGGAAGAAGCCGCCGCGCGCTCTGCCATCCGCGAATATCGCCAGGCCGTGCGCGAGCAGCACCGGGCCGAGGATCTGGCCATCCTTCGCGGCTACCGCCAGCTCGTCAAAGGCCGCAAGCTGCTCGATCTCGAGGACGTCATGCGGCAGACGGGGCTCGATGAGCGCGGCCGCCCGCGCCTCGCCATCTGCCGCGCCGATGCGCAGTGGTGCTACTTCCGGCATCACTACAGGCTGCCCACCTTCAGCTTCACGGAATCGCTCGTGGAGCGCGCCACGCTTAGCTACATCCGCCTCCCCCGCGGCACCTACGGCGCCGATCCCCTCATGAAAGGAGCGGATGGCCGGCAAGTGTGGCAGGTGCGCGCCCTGCTCCCCTCCATCCCCCCGCGCCTGCGGCCCAAAGCCGCGCTCAGCCATTACCACATCCTGTGGGAGGCGGAGTGGGAAGCCGTCCCGCGCGATCCCCTCCTCCTGCGCCACCTGCACGGCCAGCTCTACGCCGTGCTCGCCCACTGGGATCTCACCGACCTGGAGCGCGCCATCCTGAAAGGCAGGCTCCAGCCGTGAGATACTGGAATGTGGAAGTGAAAGGAGAGCGGGACTTTGATCGCTTGGTGCTCGCCGAAACCCGAGGGGCGGCCGCCTACTCTCGCCTGCTCGATCTGCGGGAATGCTGGCCCAGCGTGAGCTTTCTCCATTTGCGCGTCACCGCCGCTTCACCGCGAGAAAATCCCATCCTCGCGAAGCACTACTTCGCGCCTGGAAAAAAGCGCTTGTCGGATGAGACCGTCAGCCAAATCCGCGCGTTTCTCGCGACCGCTCCGGGGGTGACGCGGGCGCAGTGGGAGCACTCCTACCCAGCATGGGCGCGGGGCGGTGACGCTTGGCGCATCGCGTGTCTTGGAGGCACGGAAATCATGCGCGCTCTCGCCTGGTATCACTCCACCCATCCCCAGGGCGCGAACGAAGACCGCCCGCCCATCATCCTGCGGGCCATCCTCACCGCGGTCGAGTCTGCCCTCCCCCCGTCTCCGCCTCCCGCCGTCTCTCCTTCTCCAAACCAACCCCACGCCTAACGCCCAAACCCCAGTGCGGCAGCGCCGCGCCATCCGAGTCTCTCAACCCTCAACCCTCAACTCTCCACTCTCAACCCATCCGCGACATAGCCAGGCGGCGCCGGGAAATCAGCCCCGGCGCCGCCTCACGGAAAGGGCGGGAAAGAGAGCGCCCAGTTTACCTCAGCCGAGCCGGCCATCTTCCAAACACCCGAGTGGTATGCCTACCAAACAGCTAGACAAATATCAGACCCTTGCCCCCCGCGCAAACGAGGCCGCCTCGTGAGCGCCGGCAATTTCACCGCGGCCCTCGCCCAGCATTACCGCGAGCACCCCGCCGCCTTGCTGCACGATCTGCGGCAGGATCGCCAATGGCACTACGAGGCGCGCGAAGCGGAAGCCGGCTCCGGCCTTCTCATACCCACCCGCCAGGGTAAATCCGTGGAGCTCCCGGTGCGCGGTTGGTTCATCGTCCGCACCGCGCGCGTCAAGCCGGGCATCACCATCATCGAGGCCGTGCTCTGCATCGGCCTCACCGAAGCCCAGGCCACCGCCATGGCCCGCGCCTTCAATCTCCCCGGCCGCCCCATGGGCGCCTTCTCCCCCGCATGAGCACCCCGCGCCCGCACTACGCCAGCACCCAGCCCTACGCCGCGCAGAAAGCCCGCCGGGCCGAGCAGCGCGCCGAGACCGTGGGGCTGCACGGGCCCGCCCGCAGTGCGCGGGTGGATCTCGGCCTCGCCATCTTCGCGTGCCATCGCCTGCCGGGCGTGCAGTACACCCGGGCCGAGATCGCCGAGTGGGCCGGCGTCACCGAAGGCGCCATCTGGGTCATCGAGCGCAAAGCCATCCACAAACTCCGCCGCGCCCTGCACCTGCGCGGCGATCGCCTCCTCGCCGAGCTCCTCACCGGCCTCTTTGAAGAGCGCCGCCCCGCCCGGCGAGCCTTGCCGATGAGCGGAGCGCTCAGCGCCGCCGAGTAGCCAATCGCCAGTCGTCAGAGCCGAGCCCGCCCCATCCATCCACCCATCCAATAATCCACCAATCCAAACCCACGCCACGCCATGCCCACCATCACCGAAGCCCCCAAGAGCACCGCCAGCACCGGCCTCGCCGCGCCCCTCGCCGCCCTGCCCGATCCCGCGCCCGATCTCCTCACCCAGCTCAATGAGACCCACGCCGCCCTGGAGCGTTCCCACGGCGCCATCGCCGCCCTCACCACCGAGCGCGAAACCCTCGCCGCCCGCCTGCGCGAGCTGGATGCCAACCCCTTCCTCTACGCGCTCAATCACCTCGATGCCGGCCAGGTGCTGCGCGAGGCGGGCGAGCAAATGAAGGTGGTCACCAGCGCCGTGGATAAGCTCCGCGGCAAAGGCAAAGTCACCATCACCCTCGGCATCGGGCCCATGAAAGGCTCCACCGCGCTCGTGCTCCAGCCTTCGCTGAAGATCACCAAGCCCGAGCCCGATCCCGAGCCCGGCGTCTTCTTCGCCACCGAAGATGGCGCCCTCACCCGGCACGATCCCAAACAGCGCGAGCTGTGGGAAGAGCGCCAGGCCCTTTCCCAAAAGTAGCCAGTCCCCAAACCCAAGTCAGTCAGCCCATCAGAAAACAAACCACGCAACACACCTATGAGAACCTCCAAGAAAGAAGGCGCCGGCAACAACCTCGAAGGATCGAACGAACGCCGTGATCTCCTCAATACCACCAGCGGCACAGGCGTCACCGAGCTCATCGCCGCCGGCCGCCTCCTCGCCGGCCCGCAGCACCTCGCCGGGCGCCAGCCCTACGTCCTCACCCACGCCGCCGATGGCGCGGAAACGCTCACCTACCTCCCGCACGAGGATCTCGCGCCCTTGCCCGATCACATCCGGCAGGAAGTCACCCTGCGCGATCCCGAATCCTTCGCGCTTTACGTGAAGCGGCATCAGCAGCTCCACACCGTGCTCTTCGCCACCCTGCCCGTGCTCGGCTCCTTCCAGGGCGCCTGCTTCACCGCTATTTTCGATTATCACGCCGGCGGCCAGGGCGAGGCGAATCTGCCTGCCCGCTGCGCGCACCGCGCCCACTATCCGTGCCCGCCTTCCCTCCCGTGGGCCACCTGGCTCGGGCAGAATGGCCAGCCCCTCAAGCAAAGCGAATTCACCGACTTCATCGAGGCCAACGCGCTCGAAATCGTCTCGCCCGATAGCGCCACCCTCATGGAGATCGCGCTGAACTTCCAGGCCCACAGCGAAGCGGAGTTTTCCAGCAAGATCGATCGCACCAGCGGCGCCGTGCAGCTCGTGTACCAGGAGACGATCGAGCAGGGGCGCCCCATGGAGGGCAAAATGAAGCTCCCGCCCATGATCGAGCTGCGCCTCCCCGTCTTTGAAGGCGGCGAAGAATTCACCCTCAAAGCCCGGCTCGCCTTCAGCGTAGCCAGCAAGCGCCTCACCATCGCCTACCACCTCCAGCGCCCGCACGATGTCTTTCGCCAGGCCCTCCTCTTCATCCGCGAAGACATCGCCGGAGCTACTGGCCTCATCCCCCTCACCGGCGCGCCCAAGGAATAAGCGCCCGGCCGCCGCGGCCCTCGCCACCAAAAGCACGAACGCCACGCATGGAAACCCTCGCCACCGAAACGCCGCCGCCTCCGGCCGCCGCGCCCGTTTGTGCCCCTCGCCGCCCCCGCGCGAAGCGGCTTTCTCCGCCAGCAATCCAGCAATCCAATCGTCCATCCATCCACCCGCCTCTGCGCATCCTCACCGGCGATGCGCTCACGCACCTGCGCGCCCTGCCCAGCGAGAGCGTGCAGTGCTGCGTGAGCAGCCCGCCTTACTGGGGCCTGCGCGATTACGGGGTGGCGGGCCAGCTCGGGCTGGAGCGCACGCCGGAGGAATTCGTGGCGAAGCTCGTGGCCATCTACGAGGAAGTGCGCCGCGTGCTGCGCCACGATGGCACGTGCTGGGTGAACCTGGGCGATAGCTACGCCTCGGCGCCCGCGGGATGCGATGGGGTGAGTAAATCGTCAGGCCTCAACGGCGCGAAGGGTGAAACGAAATATCGCGAGACACTTAAGCAATCCGTGGGCGGGAAGCGCAGCACGCTCGCCCCAGGCCTCAAGCCGAAAGACCTGGTGGGCATCCCGTGGCGGGTGGCCTTTGCCCTGCAGGCGGCGGGCTGGTACCTGCGGGCGGATATCATCTGGCACAAGCCGAACCCCATGCCCGAGAGCGTCACCGATCGCCCCACCAAGGCGCACGAGTACCTCTTCCTCCTCACCAAATCCCAGCGCTACTATTACGACGCCGCGGCGGTGCGGGAGCCGATGACGAGAGGCGATTCCGGATCCTCCTTTTGCGAGGGAAAGACTGAGCTGCATCAACTCGGCCGCGCCTCCAAAGCAGCGCGAAAACATCGCAAGCCGGCGGGATGGGATACGAGCAAGGGCGAGGGCGCCCACGGCACGATCCATCGCAAGGGGCGAACTCCTTCCGGCGAATATTACGAAGTCGTTGAGACGATGCGCAACAAGCGCAGCGTGTGGACGGTCCCCACCTTCAGCTTTGCCGAGGCGCACTTCGCCACCTACCCGCCGGCGCTCATCAAGCCGTGCATCCTGGCCGGCTCGCGGCCGGGCGAGGTCATCCTCGATCCCTTTGCCGGCAGCGGCACCACCGGCGCCGTGGCGCTCGAGCTGGGGCGCGCGGCCCTCCTCATCGAGCTGAACCCGGCCTACGTGCGCCTCATCGAGCGCCGCTGCCAAATCACCCCCGGCCTCGCCCTCTGAAAGCCGCTGCGCGGCGACCACGAAAAGCACGAATCCCACAAATGAACGACGAGACCGATATTTACCGCTGCACCCACGTGCGCAAGTGCCGATGGAAGGGGCTCTATGCAGAGCTTCGGCAAGTTCCCGATGGTCTCGGAACAACGGCGTGCTGTCCGCGCTGCTTAAACGACGAATTCTTTGTCGAGCCAGCTCCGGTCCCTCAATTGAGCCTCCCGCCTCCGCCCCGGCTCCTTCTCGCCAAGCCTCGAATATCAACTTCCTAACTTCTCAACTTCCCCAAATGGCCCTCTCCCGCATCGAATGGACCGATTACACGTTCAACCCGTGGATCGGCTGCACCAAAATCTCGCCCGGCTGCGCGCATTGCTATGCGGAGACGCGCGATCGCCGGCACCTGCAGGAAAAGGTGGATCACTGGGGGCCCGGCGCCCCGCGCATGCGCACCAGCGCGGCCAACTGGAAGCTCCCGCGGCGGTGGAACAAGCTGTCGCTGACGAGAACCGATCGCCCGCGCGTCTTCTGCGCCAGCCTGGCCGATTGGCTGGATGACGAAGTGCCCATCGAGTGGCTCGCCGATCTGCTCGAGCTGATCCACGCCACCCCGCATCTGGATTGGTTGTTGCTGACGAAGCGGCCGGAGAATTTCGCGGAGCGGATGAAGCAGGTCCAGCAATTGCCCCTCGCGAGTGCCGCCACCGAGAACTATAATATGGCGTTCGATTGCTGGATCGGCGGCTGGATCGAGGGCTTAGAACCGCCGCCTACAAACGTCTGGATAGGGACCACGGTGGAGGATCAGACGCGGGCTGATGAGCGAATTCCCACGCTCCTGCAGATCCCCGCGAAGGTCCGCTTCCTGAGCTGCGAGCCGCTCTTGGGGCCTGTACGACTCGACGCGCTCCACGATGATGAGTTGGGAGCGCAGTGGAACGCTCTGGAAATGGGAATCCACTGGGTGATCTGCGGCGGCGAGAGCGGGGCCGAGGCGCGGCCCATGCACCCCGCGTGGGCGCGCTCCCTGCGCGAGCAGTGCCAGGCCAGCGGCGTCCCCTTCTTCTTCAAGCAATGGGGCGAGTGGTGGCCGTATCCGCAGCCGGCCACCGCGGGCGCGAACAATGGCGTAGGGCTCTGCCTCCTTCCCAACGGACGGCCCGGCAGCCAGGGCGACTATTGGGAGGGGCGCGCCGAAGGGATGGAGCGTGTCGGTAAGAAAGCCGCCGGCCGCCTGCTCGATGGCCGCGAATGGAACGAGTTTCCCAGCCTGGCAGAGCCCTGCGGGCCATCACGAAAAGCACGAACGAGCACGAATGGCACGCCAGCGGAGAGCATCCCATGAAGATCATCGATACCAATCACCCTCCCGCCGGCGCGGAAGCTTCCTGGCTGTGGCGGCTGCTTTACCGCTGCTTCTTTTACGAGTCGATGAGCGGCAACGGCGCCTGTCCCGTTTACCTGGAGCGCTGGACGTTTCTGGAAGCCTTCGGGTGCGGCCTCTATCTTCACCATTTCCTGGGCGACGATTGGGCGCTCGATCCCCACGACCACCCGCGCCGCTTCGTCAGCATCGGCCTGTGGGGCTGGTATTTCGAGGATGTCTTTGCGCCGGATGGCACCCTCGCGCGCACCCTCCTCTTCGAGGCGCCGTGGGTGCGCAGCTTCCCCGCCGAGCACCTCCACCGCGTCCGTGCCTCGCAATGCGGCAATTGCTGGACGCTGGTGATCGTCCTGCGCAAATCCCGCCCTTGGGGCTTCGTGCGCGATGGCCGGTGGCTCGGCTTCAAACAATACGTCTTCGGCGGCGAATCCCGAAAGGCCTGCAAGTAACCCTCGGCCCTGCGTCAACCCTCAACTTTCAACCCTCAACCCGCCTAACGAATGCCTACCAAAGCCCCGCCCGCAAAGCCTGCTCCCTGCGCCTCCTTCCCGCTGCCCATCCGCGTGAACCCCGTGGAAGCCGAGCTGCCCGATTCCGATCTCACCGTGCTCGTCTTCAATGACGATTGGGACGAACCGAGCACCATCGGCTTTCTCGATGGCGCCACCTGGCGCGATGCCCTCGGCATGGCCTTCGATGAGGCCGATCCCACCTCCGCCCCGCCCACGCACTGGGCGCACCTCCCCTCGCTCAGCGACCGGGCGTAAGCCCTGCGGGCGAAGCCATCCCTCAACCATCAACCATCAACTCTCCACCGCCGCATGATGGGCTTTCGCAAGGTGCCGCTGTGGCTCCTGTTCTCACCCATCGTCTCCCAGCTCAGCTCCTTCCAGCGGGATCTGCTCATGTTTGCCCAGCTCGCGCGCGATGCGCGCAATTGTCTCCCTTACGATGCTCCGCTCCTTCGGAGCGTGGTTTTCCCAGCACGCGCCTTTGTGGGCCTGAAGGATATAGCCGCCGCGCGAGATCACCTCGTAGCGCTTGGCGTATTCCTGCGCAAGGCCACGCACCGGAAAGAGTGGCTGGAGATCGCGCCCGAGTACCGGAACGACGACGGGCAGAACGAAACGAGCTTTGGCGATGCCGAGCCCCCGCCCGCCCAGGGAGAGCTGCTCTTCCCGCCGCAGCTCGTGCCCCCCGCGGCCGCGAGCGCGCAGCCGGCTGAGAAGAGAAAAGAAAAGAGCAGAGCTAACGACTCAGCGCGCCGCGGCGCGCAGACTCGCCAGCGGTCGCTGAAGGAAGACTCGGGGGAAGCGGCTGCGCCGCCCCTGCGCTTCGCGCGGGGAGAGGAGGATGTGCCCGGCGGTCTGTGGGCCGATCTCTACCGCACCGTGGGCGCGCCCGAAATGCTCCAGAACGGCGCCCTGTGGGAAGGCCGCACCCGCGAAGACCGCCCCGCGCTCGTCGCCGCCCTGCAGGAATTCCTCCTGAAACCCGCGGCCCAGCGAGCCGAGTACAACGCCGCCGCGTACATCACCAGCGTCTATGAGCGGCTGCGGGAGCGAAGCGCGTGAGGGGGCATTTATGATTTACCATTTAAGATTTAAGATTTGCGCAAGCGTCCGCGGGGGCGCGTGGCGTGGCACGAGTTAGAGAAGGCGAAAGATAGCTACCCATGAAAATCACCAAGTCAGTTTGCCTCGGCGAAGTGGAAGTCGAGGTGTCGGTCACCGCCGAGGAAATCACCGCCGCGCTGTGTGCGGAGGCAGATTCAAAGTTCCACGTGCTCCAGGGCGTGAACAACTGCGCCCAATTCCTCAAAGCCATCCCGGCCGAGATGATCGCCGATCTCAGCCCGCCGCAGCGCCACTGCATCGCCGGCTTCCTCGCCGATCAGCAAGCCCGCTTCCGCGAAACCGAGCCTTTCCCCACCACCGAGGAGCCCCGCCGCGAGCCTGCGAAATCCTAAATCCTAAATCCTAAATCCTAATTTCCCATGAATGAACACCACTGCCACGCGAAAGGATGCGGGTCGCACGTCCCGCCGAAGCTGCTCATGTGCGCCCGCCATTGGCGGATGGTGCCGAAGCCGCTGCAAGCGCTCGTGTGGGCGACCTACCGGCCGGAGCAGGAAGTGAAGAAAGACCCTTCGCGCGAGTACCTGGAAGCCGCCCGCCAGGCGATCGATGCCGTGGCGGAGAAAGAGGGCCGCGCCCAAGAACAGCCCTCCTTTCTGTGAAACAAAAACTCTCCAATCGCGGCAACCGCCGACGGCCGGCAGCGCTACACCCTCGCGGCCATGGGCTCCTCATCCCGTTTGACGATCTCCGCTGGTGGGCTTCGCCCAAGGAGCGCCTCCAGCCGCTTGACCGCCAAGGCCAGCCCTGCGGCGATCTCATCTTCGTCCGCCTCACGAAAACGCCGCGGGTTCAGGATTGACCGCGAAAAGTTCGGCGGCAGCATTCGTTTCCTATGTTCATCAAGCTCTCTCCCACGCATGCGGCGGATCCCGATCAAATCGCCTGGGTGGATACGGGCGACAAAGTCCTCGAGGATGAAGACCCGAACGACATTGCCTATTCACCGGGGCCTCACATCACCATCGGCTTTTCCGGTGGGACGAAGCTCAGCTTGTACGGAGACGATGCGGTTTCGGCGAAGACGATTTTATCCAGCTTTGCTCCTGGGAATCCGAAGAGCTAGGCAAACTCGCCCCCTGCCATGCCGCAGCCGCCCACACTCCCCCGTTTCCTCATTTCCGACGATGGCGATGAGCGCGATTTCGTCATTCACACCCAGGAGCCCCGGTTTGTGGCGGAGGTGGATGTCTCCACCGGCCAGGTGGTGCAGGTGTGGCCCAGTTCGCCCCGGCTGGCGGCGGTGGAGGCGCTGGCGGCCGAAGGGGCGGCGTTTCTCATGGGCCGGCGGGTGGAGGCGTAGCGGCGTGGGTGCGGGGCTCGAGCGGGTGCGCATCGAAGCGCTGGCGGGCGAGCGGCTCGCGCGGCCGGGGGCGCTCGTGCTGGTGCGGCTGTGCTCGGCGTACGATTGGTGGCTGCCGGCCGAGGGGCCGGTGGATGCGGCCGCCTTCGATCAGGCGCGGCTGGAGCAGGACGCGCTCGCCGCCGCCCTCACGCTCCGCGGCTTCCTCGTCGCCGGCATCCTGTGGGAGCCGGCGGCCTATCGCCAATGGCTCGGCCGCGCACGGGGCGACACCCGAGTGCGGCGCGAGGAATTCGCCCTATGGGCCTATGCCGAGGAGCTCGCGTGGGTGCATTACTTCACCCGCCAGGGAGGACCCGGCCTCCAGCCCATTGCCGCGAGCGTGGCCCAGCTTTTCCACCTTCCGCCCGAAATTACCGGCTGGCTGCCGAGTGGCGCTGGCGGTCTCCGGCGCGCCGCTGGCGTGAGCTAGGCGTCCTCGCCGCGAAGCCGCTCCGGCCTCTCAACCATCAACTCTCACCGCAGCGCCCACGCGATCGCCTGGCCGAGCGGGTGCGCGGCGAGGAGCGCGAGGGCCAGCCAGAGCAGCCGGCCCGTGGGCGGTGGGATCTGGTGGGGCGAGCGGCGGCCGATCGCCGCGCAGCGCGCGCGGAGATCCAGCTCGGCGCGCAGCGCGCGCTCCAGGCTCGCGAGGTGCAGCGTCCACGGCCAGCGGGTGAGGAGGGCGGCGAGGGCGCGCATTCAGGCCAGGAGGTAGGAGCGCAGATCGCGGTCGCGCGTGAGCCAGCCTTCCAGGAATTTGCGCTGGCTCGGGTTCTCGGCCAGGCGGCGGAAACGCTCGTCGCGCTGGCGGATGAATTCTTCCAGGATCGAGTATTCATCCGCGCCGCGGAGCGCCTTCAGGCTCACCGGGCCGAGCTGCCCGTCTTCCTTCAAGTCGGCATCGAAGCGATGGGTGCGATTGAAGGCGCGCTGCAGCCAGAGGCTCGCGGTCCCGCCGTTCACCCACACATCGAAAGCCGCGATGGCCAGGCGCTCCGGCAGGAGATCCAGCGCGTGGGCGTTCCATTCCCGCCGGTAAAGCTCGATCGCCTGCGCGCGGGTGAGCGCGTTCACCGGCACGCCCGGGTGGCTGCGCTGATCGATCCCGTAGCGCGTGGCGCCGCCGCCATCGCCCGCCACGTGCTCGGTGAGCACAAAGGCATCCTCCCCCCAATGCCCGCGGCGAAACTCCGTCTCATGGGGGAGCACGAAGCCGATGGCCCGGTCGAAAGCAGCGCTCATGCGCTGGCTGGCGAGTCAACCGGCCGAGGGTTGGCTTATGGTCGAGGGGACTCCGAGCCGCCGCGGCGAAGCCGCTTCCTCCCCCTCCACTCTCAACTTTCGGGCAGGGATTGAGCGTAGCTTTCGAGGACGGCGCTGACGGTGCGGCCGCTGGCATGCCGGCGGGCCTCGGCCCGGAGGCGCGCCCAGGAATCTCGGGTGAGGGTCACGCTGGAGCGGACGCCGTCCGGTACGGTGGGAGGGCGGCCGGAGCCTTCGCGCTTGCCGCCGTGCTGGGCTTTCTTGGGCTTTTTCATTTGAGCGGAAGCTCTTTTTCAGAGGCCTTTAACGACCGCGTCCCAGTCGCAGAACGAAAGCTCGGAAAAGCTGCCACAGAGGTCTCTCAGCCACGCCTCTGTGTCCTCTGGCTTTTCTTGAGCCAGCGCCTGCCGGACTGCGACGAGAGCGGCTTCTTTCTCCTCGCCGGTGAAGGTGGCGATCAGGGGCCGGTCGCTGTCGTGGTACTCCGCCACCGCGGCGCAAATTTGGTCCAGCTCGGCAAGCTCGTCTGCGTTCTCTGTACCCTCGATAAAAAAGGCGCGAATCGGGTGAACCTGGATGTCGCCGGGATTGGAATGGACGTAGGCATAATCGTTCGCGAAACCATCGACGTGCCCGCTGGCGATGCCGTACCAGCCGCCGGGCTGGCCGTGGATGTAGGCCACCAGCAACGCGCAATTGGAGAGCTTCTGGCGGGCCTGGAGGCGAGACACTTTTTGGTGGCGGTCGTAATTATTCGTTTGCACTGTTTGTTTCGCCGCTGCTCCGGGTGTTAGTAGCACCTTGCCCTCTGGTTTTCACTGGCCGGCGGGCGGGAGCAGCGGTCTTTTTGCTCCGGCCAGTGAGGTTTGCTTTCTTCCTGACATCGCAACTAAACTCGATTTACGTGCATGAATCAAGAGTTAGTTTGCGAAAGCGAAAAATAGTTCGGAAACGGTGTGTTGATGCCGGTGGCGCTGAGGAGCGCTGCCTTCCATGCGGCTTCGGAAAACCAAAACGCGCAGCGTCTCTATTCGCCCGGCTCGCATAGACACAATTTGTCAGGCCGCGCTTTGTCCCTGCGCGAGGGCGGGGAGGAAATGAGGCGCTGCGCGCGGGCGGTTTTGGATGCCGCCTGGAAGGCAGCGCTACTCAGGCGCCTTCGGCGCTACTCCGCCGGCACCGGCGATTGCTTGAGGTAGAGCGCGGCGCCGATGATGCCCGCGATGAGCGTGGTGGCGCCCAGCCGGCCCATGCCTTCGTGCAGGTTGAAGGTATCCGGCGCCACGATCATGTTCGTGATCGAGTTGGCGGCGCTGGAGACGAAGGCGGCGATGAGGCCTTTCAGCCAGGCGGAAGTTTTCATGGGCGGCGGGGTTTCAGGAGGGAAAGGAGCGCGCGGCCGTAGCCGGCGAGGATCGGCACCACTTTGCGCAGCATAAGGAAGACGGTGATGGTGCCGCCGATCGCCGCCATGGCGTTCGACCACGTTTGCAGGAAGGGGTTGAGCTGCTCCATCCAGTCGGCCATCGCCTTCGCCGAAATGGTGAAGATCGTCCCCACCGAGCCGGTGATGATGGAGTGGCGTTCGAGCGTGGGGATCACGCACGCTCGCCCGTGTCAAATCGGCGGAGGGGCGGGCATTGAACAGGGAACATTTATCATGGAGCATTTGGGCCCACCGGCGGCGCTGGGCATCCGCTCGGAAATGCTCAATGCTAAAATGACCCGATGCTAAATGAGCTCCCTCTCTACGTGCTGATCCCCGGCGGCCTGTTGCTGGCCGCGTTCGTCGTCTATTTCTGGCTCCGCGTGGGCGAGTTCATGGATGGCGGCTGGTGAGCCGCGGCCCGGCGCGTCAGTTATCGAGCTGCACGAAGGCGGTGCCGTTGTAGCCGAACCAATGGTGCGTGGCGGTGTTGTAGTAAAGCGCGCCTTCGCTCGGGCTGCCGGGATCGGCGGCCAGCTTCACCGGCGTGAAGCCCTTGGCGTTGATGCTCCCCATGAGCGTGCCGCCCGTGATGCCGCTGGTGCCGGTGCGCCACTCGATGCCCGTGTAGTCGCCGCCGTAAAGCAGGGTGGTGGTGCCATTGAAGCCCCACGCGACCGTGGCCACGTTTTGCTGCGTGAGGCTCATGCCCACCGTCGCCGCATCTTCCGCGAAACAGAACTGCGGCAGGAAGCTCGCGAAACCGGTCTGCAGGCCGAACGCGATTTGCTGCCCTGGAAAGTCGGTGCTCGCGCTGGTGCCCTGCGAGATTTGGTGATCCAGCCCGGAGCAATTGGTGAAGGTGCATCCATTGCGCTGAACGCTCATCGACCCGGCGAGGCATTTGATGGCGGGCGCGGAATCGAAGGCGCCAGCGCTCACGAATGTGGAGCCATCCACCATCGCGCTGGAGCCGTAATCGAGGGCGATCTGCGAGCCGGCGTTATTCTGAAAGGTAGCGTTCGGCGCGAAGAGCGAGCTGGAAAATTCCATGATCGCGCCCGACATGGCGTAGTAGCTGCCCGCGCCTTCGGAGAGCCCGCCCTGGAAGCTGATCGAGCTCGAGCCATAGACGAAGAGGTTGCCGTCGGCCCCATTGGCCACGTGCATGTAATCGCAGAAGGCGGCGCTGCAGAAGAAGGTGGCCACGGCGCAATAGAAATCCGTCACCCACATCTTCGGGCCGAAGTTGAGCGTGGCATTATCGAACGCCTCGAAGCCGTAGCCGCAGGTGGCGTTCGTGCGGCCGGGGCCGATCACCTTGAAACCATCGATCCGCGGCGAGACGTGGCCGTGGTTCACGTACATCGCGCCGATGTTGTCGGCGGCATAGCTCAGGCCATTGGCCGCGAAGCTCGCGCCCGACCAATCGAGCACCACGTTGCCGAGCGTGGTGGTATTGCCGAGGAGGCGAATCTGGCCGCCAAAGGGGTGATTGAGCGAGAAGCGCGTGCTGCCCATCGTGTAGGTGCCATCGGCAAATTGAATGGTGGCCGTGGCATCGCGCGCGATCGCGGCCGCTTTGAGGAACGCCCACGCCGTGGCGAAGGTGGCGAAGCGGCTGGGGACGTTCAGCGTCACATCGGCGAGCACGCGCGCGGCCTGCCAGTGCGAGCCATCGTCCCCGGTGGGGTCGTTGTTCGTGGTGCTCGCCAGGGCGCGGTACACATTGCCATCGCTGCCGGCCACGCTCTGCCCGGCCGTGTAGGCCATGGTGGAGCTCCAGGCCGGCGTGACAGCCGAGGAGAAGCGCGCGGCGGGAATGAGGCCGCTGGAGAGCTGATCGGCATCCAGCGGCGTAGCGCCGAGCCCCGCGAGCTGGAGCGTCACATTGGAAAGGACCACCGAGGTCGAAGTATTGTTGGCCAGCGCGCTGAGCACGGCCCCGGTCCCGATATTCAGCGTGGCGCCATCCGCGCTCGTGAGCGTGAGATTGCTGTTTACCGCGAAGGTCTTGTCATCGGCGATGGTGAGCGTGGCGCCCGAGCCGCTGGTGATCGTGAGGCCGTTCACGGTGGCGCTGGTGAGCGCCGCGCCGGCGAGGGGGGCGATGCCGTTTTGGCTGCGGAACGAGGAGGCGCTCGGCCAGAGGAGCGCGCTGGTGGCCGGGTTGGCGGTGATCCCGCGCACCTGGCCAAAGGCGGCCGAGGCGAGCGCGAGGAAGGCGAGGAGAAGGCGTGGGAGCATCAGGAGCGGGATTGGAAGTATTTCGCGTTGGTGGAGCCGTCGTAATCATCCGGCCGGATGACGGAGGGCGAGGCTTCGGCGGTGGTGCCGGCGAGAAGGCGGTACCAGCGCAGGCCATCGGTGGCGTGATCGAAGTAGTAGAGCTTGCCCACGGTCACCCCCACGGTGGGCACGCCATCGAGATCGGCGCTGGTGCCGCCCGTGTAGCCGGTCACCGCGGGGAGGAAATTGACCGTCCCCACCGTGGCCTCCAGCGCGGCGATGCGCGCCTCATCCGCCACGCGCGCCGTTTCCAGCGCGGTGATGCGGTCATCGAAGCTGTAGGCGATTTCGGTGGGGTCTTCGTCGCCCTGGATCACCCAGTTCTCCAGCCGCACGAAGAAGGTGCGCGATTTGGTGGGCTTCTCCGCGCCGCTCGGCCGGTATTGCACTTCGCCCAGGCAGCTTTCCTTGAAGGCGAGATCGTTGGCCGGGTTGCCATCGATCACCAGCAAGGTGCGGATGGCGGAGGTATCGGTGGGCAGGGTGGCGGTGTAAAAGCCATCGTCGCTCCCCGGGCGGGTGAAGACGGTGATATCGGTGAGGAGCTCCGCCTCAAACTCGGCCGGCGGCTTGATGGCGAGATCCAGCGCGGTATCCACCGCCAGGCGCTCGGGCACGCCGGCGCGATGAAATTGCAGCTCCACCGGCTCGTTCTGCCCGCCCTTGAGCGGGAGCTGCCCCGCGAACGAATTCGAGTCATCGATCGAAAGCGTGATCGCGTTGTTCGTGAGGTTGTAGAAGAGACGCATCGCGTTGGCACGGGGCGGGGTGTCAAGCAGCGGCTACAAGCCCGGCGGCTCGCGCAGCCACTCGCCGGTGGTGGCGTCGTAGATGGGGCCGAGGTCGTCATCCTCCGCCTGGTACGGGTGCCAGGCGTAGGCTTCCAGGGTGGCCGTGCCGCTCACGAAGCTGGAGCCGCCGCCGCCGCCCATGGCGATGGGCGCGCCGAGCTGGTAGGTGAAGGTGGTGGCGCCCGTGCCATCGAAGCTGCCGGCGTGGGTGATGAGGCTGGAGCCGGGGGTGACCGCGCAGCTATCGGCCCCGCTCGTCTGCCCGAAGACGATGCCGCTCTCCGTGCCGGGGATGCCTTCGAAGAAGCGCAGATTGGGCGCGGGCAGGGTGAGCACGCCGCCGCCATGCGGGCCGCCGCCGCGGATGGGCGAGATGGCCGGCCAGATGCTCAGCTCCATGGGGCCGGGATCGATCATGTCGATCACGGGATCCTCCACGCCCTCGGGATCGAGCGTGGTGAAAGTCCACGGGGCGAACCCCTCCAGCTTGCCGTACCAGCCGCCGTGTTTCGTGATCTGCTTTTCGCCGGTCATTTCCACGCCGTTGTACATGATGGCGGGGCAGAGGATGGCCACATCGCCCTCGGCGGTGCCGAAGGGCAAATTGGAGAACGTGAGGTGCGCCGAGAAACGCCAGATGCTCACGCGCGCAAAGAGGCCGTAGGCAAACTCGGGCGAGACCTCGATGGCCGCGCCCGCGCCGAGCTGCTCATCGGTGGCGGTGAGCGCGGGATCGATGACGATGCCGCCGAAGGGGCCGGAGGCGCCGGGCGGCTGATCGAGGTCCCAGGGCGACATGAGGAAGTTGAACTTCGAGCGGGCGGCGGGCATGGAGGCGGAGATTTAAGATTTAGGATTTAGGATTTAGGATTTGCGCAGGCGTCTCGCGGGGCGCTTCCGGGACCGCGGGAAGTCAGCGGCCCGCGCGCACTGTCTCTCCTTCCCTCCTTCCCTCCGTCTCTCCGTCCCGCCATCACTCCGCCTCCGTCACTGCGCCGTAGAGTTTCAAGAACTTGATCTGGCCGCTCACGGCCGCGTAGCCGTTGAAGCTCGTGAGGTTCGCGCCGGGCTTCACGTCGAAGAAGCGGCCCTTTTCCGAAGGCAGTTCGTTTCCCGAGCCTTCGGCGAGACGGGCGCGATCAGCGATGAGCACGTCCACGAAGTCGCGCAGGAGGTCGCCCGTCATCCAAAACGCGCCCTTCGGGATTGATGACCTGAACTGATCGAGCGTCATACGGCGAGGTTCCAGTAATAGCTATATTGCTCCACCACCCGCCAAATCTTGCCAATGTCGGCCACGTCCTCCCATTGCCGGGAATCGAGTCGCCACCCGGTATTGTAATTGATCGTTTGCGCGGCGTCCGGAAAGGGAACGTAGCTGATCGAGAAGGTGGGCAGCTCCGGAAAGAAATCACCCGTCGCCGCCTGGCTCACACCGTCCAGCGACGGTTTCACGGTCGTCAGGTATTCCCGGCGAACCTTCGGCTTTGGGACCGGCGCGACGAGATTCACCTGCGTCCTCACGCGCTCGTCTGGATCATCCGGCCCGGCTGGAGGAACGCCGGTGATTTGCAGCCCCGTGAAGCTGTACATGGCGATGTCGCAATCTGGAAAAATGCGCTCCTTCAGGACGCTGCCTTGAATGGTCTTCGTGCCCCGGTAAGTCGCTTCGAGCGTGATCAGGCCGCTTTCGTCGTACTCGCTCTCAACCTCCACGATGAACATGCGCGGGTAATTGGGAGACTTCTGCCCACGTTGCGGCCACTGGCTTTCCGGAGTGTCCGGATGGGTCAGCCATTTCACGTAGCCGTTATCAAGCCCGGTTTCCGTGGAGATGAACTTCGCTCCAGGCTGCAGGATGAGGTGCCCGGGAATGATGTTGGGAGTAAAGATGCGGTCGCCGGCGGCCATGAGTGGAAACGGGTGTTGATTACTTGGCTTTTGGAGGAAGGCGGGAATCGAGCACTTCCAAAATCTTCGCGAGCTGCAGCGCTTCGCTGTGCGCCTCGTTCGCGGCAGTCTTCGCCGGGCGCTCTTTGCGGCTGGCGATCTGATCGGCGCTCATCCGCTCGCCGGTGAGAGGGTCGGTGCCGCCGATGACTTTCCCGCCGATGTCGCGGCGCACATCGATGAGTCCGCCATTCTTTTCGAGCCGATCGTTGGCACGGTTGCGCCGGCCTTCGATCACGCGAAGGTGTCGATCGTGCCGCTGCACATCGGATCGGCGCTTTCGGCGGCCATCGGCCCGGAGGTACTTCGCATCGTACGCGCCCACCTCGCTTTGGTGCTGCTGTTCCTGCGCCTCGGTGGCGAGATCGTGCCGCCCGGCCCGCTCGAAGCTGAGGGCGGCAGCTTCGCTTTGGTCGCGGCCCGAGCGCACGGCGGCGAGATCGCTCCGCCCGCTGTTGCTCAGGCGCATGGCGGCGGTTTGATTGCGGGCGGCATCGCCCTCGGCCCGCTGCTGCCGGGTGCGCTGGATGCTTTCGGCGGAGAGCTTCTTTTCCACCTCGAGCTGGGTGAGCTGCGCGGCGGCTACGCCTTGGCGGGCGAGCTTTTCCTCATTCACGAGCTCGATGGTGGCGCCCTCGTTCTTCAGCTTTTGCTGGGCGAGCAGGAGCGCTTCGCGTGCAGAGGCCACGCCGGCGGAAGCCTGTTCGCGCTCCACGTTCTGCCCCGCGCCGAACCGGGTGTTCTCGTTCTGGCTGAAGAGATCCTGCCCGAGGCGAAACTGAGCGCTGCCCAAGCCGATGGCCCCGCGGCGGAGCGAGGAATCGGCCGCGAGCTGCAGACCGCGTTTATTGCGCTCGTTCTCGAATTTGGCCGTGGATCGGGAGGCGACTTCGGTTTCCGCGGCGCGAATCTCTTCCACGTTGCCGCGGGCGACGGCGACCTTCAGCAAGTCCTTCGCCTGGGCGAGCTCCACATCATTGCTATGGCGGGTTCGCTGCTCGCTGTTGCCGCGAAATTCGGCCAGCTCCAAGGCGTAGCGCTGGCGGGTCTTGGCGGCCTCTTCATCGAGATCATTGGCCCGTTGCTCGAGGGCGAACTTTTCTTTGATCTGCGCGAAATCTTTTCCGCTCACCTCGAAGCTGCCGGCCTCGGTGAGCGCGCGCTTTTCGCCCATCTGGAGTTCCATGCGCTTGGCGGCAAAGGTGCTGCCGCCGAGCCGCTCGCGGGTGGATGCGGTATCGTACTGGTAAGCCGCGCTGCGCTCGCCCTGGAGAAGCCCAATCTGGTTGTTCGACGCGCCTTCGCGCTGCCGGGATTCCGAAATGAGATCGCTAATGCTGGCCCGGCCCGTCTTTCGCGCCATCCATTCGTCGATGCGATGGAACGGGAAGCCCTCCAGTTGGTCCCGCTCGCCCCGCTGCTGCGTGAGTTTGGCTTGTTGGTCGAGCTCAGAGCGGCCAGCGGTGCGCAGATCGGCAATGCGTTCGCTGATCTCGCCCACGCCCGAGCTGCGATTGGTGAAGACGGCGCGGCGGCGGCTTTCAGAAAAGCTTTCGTCCAGGCGTTCGCTGCCGGCGCGCAGTTCGTTCCCCTCTCGGGAATAATGGCCGATGGTGGCCGCGAGTCCGCCGGCCAGCGAGGCGATTCCACCCCCAATCAACGGCGTGAGGCCGAGGTGAGAGAGAAAGTTTACCCGCATGACGTTTCCGCTCGTGCCCGAGGCCATGTTCAGCAGGTCGCCCACATAGCGCCCGCCACCACCTCCGCCGCCGCCGGGGCCATGGCCGCCGCCGGCGTGTGAACCTTCGGCGGGGAGCTGGCGCGCCTTCAGCTCTTTCACGAGCGCGGCGCGGCGGTACTCCGCCGCTTTATCCATGCTGGCGTAGGCCTTCTCGGTGGCCTGCACGCGGCGGGCGAGGCTGGCCGCTTCTTCGCGCTCGATCTGCCGCAGGTGGCGGTTGATCTGCGTTTCGGCCCGGCGCTGGAGGCGCTCGGTATCGTCGCCCCCGCGCCCGGTGCTGCGGGAGGAAGTGGCCTGGCTGCGCGAGACGCGCTCAAAGGCTTTATCGATCCGCGCGGCGCCTTGCTCCACGCCGCGCGTATCCCAGGTAAAGACGGTTTCTACGCGCTCACTCATGGGGCAGTTTGAAGGTTGAGCGTTGAGGGACGGGCGTTCATGCGGCGATGCCGTGCTCTTTCAGCCAGGCGCGGTCTTCTTCCTTTTTGCGGGCGAGATAGATTTGCAGGTCGCGCTCCACGTTCGCGGTGGCGGGGCCCACGATGCCGCGCTTGGCTTCCATGGCGGCGATGCCGGGGGTGACGTTCCAGAAGGCGATGCGGATGAGGCCGGGGGCGCGATAGACATCGGCCCCGCCGCGGTATTTGGAGACGCCGGAGCGGCCCTGGAGCGCGCCACGATGGGCGGCGGAGCTGGGGAGAAGCCCGCCGAGATCGGCAATGGCGCCGAGCCAGCCGCTGGCGAGGAAGAGGCGCGCGGCCACGCGCCGGCGGATGACGAAGGCCTGCATTTCGGCCAGGGTGGGTTTGCCGCCGAGGTAGGCTTCGCGCGCGGCCACATCGCCCTTGCTGGGGCGGCCGCGTTTCTTGCCGGTGCGATGCTGGTAGGCGGAGGCGCGCCACATCTTGGAAGCGCCGCGGCCCATGCGCCCATCCTTGAAATACGCGGGAATCTTCCAGCCCTGGCGCTTCACATCGGCCTCGATCTGCGCTTCGCTGGGGGCGAGGGCGGCGGTGACCTGGTAGAGCCCATCGACCGCGCCGTAGCCGTGATCGCGCACGCCGCCGGCCAGCTTCAGCGCGGTGGCGAGGGCGAGCTCCTCGCTGTCGCGCTGGTTGCGCCCGCAGTATTCCCGGAAGGTCTCGCGCAAGCGCCCGGAGGTGGCGTTGGTGATGTGGATCCCGTGGGGCATGGGTGGGGAGGGAGTGTCAAAGCGGCGGGCTGGAGGGGTGGATTGATGGATTGATGGGCGCAGGCGTGGGGAGCGGAGGTCCTCGGCCGCTTGGCCATTCATCCAGCAATCCAAAAAGGCATCACCTCTTCCGATACTTCGCCGCCACTTTCTCGAAGCCGGCGGCGAGGCGATCGTGCGCCGTGGAGTGGCGATGGCGCAGGCGATGGCCTTCGAGCCAGAGATGCGCGTGGTGGTAGCCGTGGGCTTCCACCAGGGGCATGCGCCATTTCACGTAATCGACGGGGTGGCCGGTGGCTCGGGCGACGGCGAGGAGGAAGAGGAGATCGGGATCGGGCTCGGCGCCGCGAGGGCCGGAGGCTGCTCGCTTTTTTTTTCGGCGATCTCCACCTCGGCGTTTTTCACGAGGCCGAGGATTTCTTCCGTGAGGCGGGTGGCTTCGGCCACGCCTTCCTCGCCCAGCTCATCCATGAGCAGGCTCATCCGGCCGCGGAAGGTGGGGACGTCATCGGTGGCGGCGATGAGGGCGCGCCGCCGCTCGAGCTGGCCGGCCTCCGTCTCGGCATAGGCTTCGGCCAGGAGGTGGATGAGGATCACATCGTGGAAGAGATCGGGATCGTCGCGCAGGAACACCTTGGCGCGCAGGGCGCGCAGGCCGAAGGTGAGCGGGGCCAGCGGGCGGCCGCGAAAGGTGCGCGGGGCGCGGAGGGATTCGGCGGCAAGATGGGAGGCGATGCTGTCGTCGGAGTCGTTCATTTAGGATTTAGGATTTAGGATTTGGGCGGAGGGGTGCCGCGCGGGCTTTTGGTGAGGGGGAGGCTGGCCCAGAGCGTGGCGAGCGTTTCGGCGATCTGCGCGGCGGGGCCGTGGCCATCCAGCTCGAACGGGAGCAGCTCGTCATCCAGCTCGGCGCTGGCGCTGTCTTCGATGGAGAGGCCCTCGTGGACCACTTGGCGGGTGACGGAGATGGTCATGGGGTGTACGCGCCGTTCAGGCCGGTGCGGAGGGCGAGCTGCCAGGTGCGCGCGGGGCCGTGGGTGACGAGCCATTCTTCCACGCGATCGGGGAAACGGAGGTAGATGCGGGGGAGATCGCCGGTGCGGAAGCGCACGCGGTAGCGGAGGCACTCGGCCGGGAGGTTGGTGATGGGCCGCGGCTCGGTGGCGGCGAAGACGAAGCTGCCCGGCTCATCGGCGCTGTAGGTGAGGAAGATGGGGCCGGGCACCGGGGAGGAGGGGTGGTGGATTGCTGGATTGCTGGATGGATGGCAGAGGCGGAAGCGCGCGGCGGCGCTTAGAGGAAGCGCATGAATTTTTCGCGGAGCTTGCCGGAGGCGTCGGCGGTGAGGAGGAGCGTCTGGTTGTCGAACGGCGTGCGGATGATGGTGGGGCTGCCTTTGATGAATTTGAGGAGCTGGCCGTTGTTGTAGAGGGCGGCGGCGAGCCAGCCTTCGGGCGTCTGGCTGTAGAGGGCGGAGAGTTTGAGGCGCTCTTCGGCATGGAGCAGGGCGACGGGGGCCGAGGAGCCCGCTCGAGCCGAGGGATAGGCCGTGAGGATGAAGGCGCGCCCGGTGTAGGCGAGGGGCTGGTGGCCGAAGGCGAGGAGCAGGCTGGTGCCGTGGAGCGATTCGGTGATGTGAGTGGGCGCGGAGCCGCGGTATTCGATGGGGAGCCGCGCCTGGCCGGCCCGGTAGGAGGCGATGGCGTAGAGGCATTGATCGCGCGCATCCAGCCCGGCGCGCATGGGGAGGAACGGATGCTCGGGAAACTCGGCCTCGAAGCGGAGGCGATTGGCCCACGCGCCGAGGAGCTGCGCGGTATCGTGCGCCTGGTCGTTCGATTTATCGGAGAGCCACCAATGTTTGCCGCGGCCCCGTTCGTGGTGCCCATCGTCCAGCGTGACGACATCGGTATAAACGCCGGGCTCGCGAAAGGGGATGCCGAGCGTGAAGAGGCAGGCGGCGAGGCCGGTCTCGCGCACGGGGTAGTGGGCGAGGCGGGCGGTGGGCGCGGGCATTTCGCCGCCTTCGGGAAGGAGCGAATTGAACTTTTCGAGCTGGCGCGCGGTGGCGGTGTAGGGATTTTCGAACATGTGGCGTGTGGGGTTTGGTGGAAGCTGGAGCGGCGCTGCCGCGGGGGTGAGCCGGTTACAGCTCGATGGCGATGACGAGCATCTTGCAGCTCGCGGTGTTGGCCGTGGCGTAGATGGTGGCGCTGGCCGCTTTGATGAGCGTGAGATCGCCGGGGAGGAGCTTGGCGAACTTGTTGGCGTTCGCGTTGTCGGTGCTCAGCTCCACGTAGTTCGTGGTGTCGAGATTCTTCACCAGCACGTAGCCGATGGTGGTGACGTCGATCACGCTCAGCGCTTCGGCGCTGGTGCCGATGATCTGCACTACCTGCACCATCTCGTCGCCGGCCATATCGGCCTGCTTCTGGAGGTTCTGCGAGATGAGCGCGCCGTTCTTATTGGCGCTGAGATTGACCTGGAGATTGATTTCGTTGGCCATGGTGAGGAGGAAGGTTGTCGGGGACTGGCGACGAGCGGCTCGGCCTTAGACGGTGATGCCGTGGCGCTGGAGGGTCTGCCCGCTGATCATGCGGAGATCTTCGCCCTGGTGGGAAATGCGCACGCCGGTGGTGTAGATGGTGCCGGTGGCCACGCCGTTCTTGGCGGCGCCGATGCCGAGATCATTGGCCAGGGTGAGGGCCACGCCGGGAGCGGCGGCGGCGATGCCGGAGGTGCCATTGACGATGGCC